CCCGCCCCCAGCGGGAGGGGCCAAGATGCCGAGGAGGAAATGCTAGCGCGCGCCCAGGTCATCAAGGACTGGGATGGAGTTCCCGCCGGCAAGACTGCAGAGCAGCTTCAGGCGCTGGTGGATGCCGCTACGGCGCGCTTCAGGGCGCTATCACCCGAGCAGCAGGCGGCGCACCGCGAGGAACAGCGCCGGTCGTTCGTGCGCGGGCAAGTCGGTCTCATCGAGACTGATCGGGAGTATTTCCGGTCGCGTGGCTTGGACACTGATTGAAATAAAGGGAAAACCACATGGCTGATCGGAAAGATGATTTCGGAGACCGAATGAAGGAATACGAGCGGCAGGAAACTGGCCGACGGTTCCTGCCGCTCGCGCCCGTCTATGCGCGCTTAGATGGGCGGTCGTTCTCTCGGTTCACTCAGGGCATGAAGCGGCCTTGCGATCCGGCACTATCCCGCTGCATGATCGACGTCACGCGGCACTTGGTAGCCGAAACTGGCGCGCTGATCGGCTATACCCAGTCCGACGAAATATCGCTGGTCTGGCAGATGCCAGATTACAAGAGCCAGATGCTTTTCGACGGCAAGGTGCAGAAGCTCGTATCGGTCTTGGCATCGATGGCAACGGTCAAGTTTGCGTTGCTCTGCCAGGCGCATTGGCCAGATCGCGTGGCGAAACTGCTGCCCACGTTCGATTGCCGGGTTTTCAGCCTGCCAAACCGCGAAGAGGCCGCGAACGCGATCTTATGGCGCGAGAAGGATGCCACCAAGAATAGCATTTCCATGGCCTGCCGGTCGGTCTATTCGCACCACGCCTTGCACGGGAAATCGAGTGGAGAGATGCAGGAGATGCTTTTTCAAAAAGGCATAAACTGGAACGACTACCCGGCTTTCTTCAAGCGCGGCACGTTCTTGCAGCGTCGGCGGGTGATCAAGCCGCTGGACGCCGAAACATTGGCGAAGATCCTAGAGAAACATCGCCCGACTGGCGCGATTGAGCGGTGGGAGATTTCAGAGATTGATATGCCGCCGTTTACGCAAGTAACCAATCGAAGCGCTGTCGTGTTCGATGGCGCTAAACCTACTGTCGCTGTTGCGGCGGTGGCCTGACACGAGGGGGAACCCGCTAACCGGTCACAACTCGGTCACTGGCCTCGGCTCCCGCATTGGTGCGTAATACGATCTCGTTAACATATCAACGCGAGGTTACCATGACTCTTTCTCAGTTGTCTCTGATCCCCCGCCAGCGCGTCATCCTGGCCCGTGTCCGCGATCCCCGCTTCCGCGGTAAGCCGGCCGAGGTGATGCGTTACCTCAAGACCCGCAATATCGTTGTGACGCGCCTCGACGATGGGACGCGCTACGACACGCCGCCCGACAACCTAGACCCCGTCGACGCCGCCTCGCGCGTCACGCCGGCCAACGACGCGGGAAGCGACTACTCAACGCCTCGTCATCTCCTCCAGCAACTCCGCGAGCCTGGCGCAGCGGTACTACGGGTCGAAACGTCGAGCGGGGAAGCGGAAGTATCAATAGAGAAACGCTCGCTCGTCAAATGGCTGAGCGATTGCGCGCCTAACCTTGAATGTGGGTTCCGGGGAACGCGAGCAGCATCGGGAAACCTCGTCATCCGATTAGCATGAGTGCAGGCGGGGTATCTCGGTGGCAGACCGAAAGCGCCAAGCCGCCCGTCGCAGGCATTTCCATCGGCAAAACGGCAAGTGCTACTGGTGCGGTTGCGAGATGGTTCTTATCGAGGGCAGGCCGAAACACGCCGGCCCGCAGCCCGATAACATGTGTACGCTTGATCACCTACGCGACAGGCACCATCCCGAACGCACCGCGCCGAATACGGGAGAGCAGCGCTACGTCGCCGCGTGTCACAAATGCAATTGGGAGAGAGGGCGCCAGTCGCACCTCTCCCAGCCGATTGAGCTGCGCCGCCAATGGGCACACCACTGAGTCCTAATCCTTAATCTGCTGTCTCTTTTCGGTCACTGGCACCCGGCCCGCGCCCGATAAACTGACGCTCAAGCTTGTCTGATTGCGAGAGGGGCGGGTCACGCTCGCCCCTCCAGCATCCGTTTGATTTGCATCGCTTCCCACGGCTTGCCGGCGCGCGTCAGGTGCCCTGCCTCCTGAAGCCGCCTCCCGATCACCCGTAACGACGCACCAAGCTCGCGGTGACGACGCGCCAGCCGTAAAGCCTCTTGTTCCTGGTCATCCTCCAGCAATATCGCGTCTCTGCCATGCCCTTCGACACGAAAGCCGTAGGGTGCATCCCCGCCGATATGGCCGCCCCGTCGCCGCTTGCCCTTCTGCCCGTCCGCCATGCGCTCGAGCAAGCGGCCTTTCTCGAACTCGGCGACGGCTGCTAACACGGTAAAGAATAGCTTGCTGGCTCCCTTGGTCACCGGATCGGCGCCACAGTCGAGCAGGATCAGCCCGATCTCGGAGGCTAGGAACGCCTCGGCCGTCAAGAGCGCGTCCGAAGCGGAACGAAACATACGATCCATCTTCGCCGAGATCACGATATCGCCGGGCTGCATCGCCGCGAGCATACGGCCGCCTTCGGGGCGCTCGGCAAGCGGGACGCTTCCCGACACTCCAGGGTCGCACCAATCGCGAGGCTCGTCGCTTCCCTGCATCATGGCAGCGCCGCGGCACATACGTTCCTGATCGGCGAGGCTTGAGCGATTGTCGCCAGCTTGGTCGGTGGTGCTGACGCGGCGGTAGATGTGGATGGTCATGATTTAAACCAAGCAATCAGCCCGTACTTGAGGAGCAAATAGGCAATACGAAAAGCAACACGGGGACTGACGGAAATCCACCGAACTGTCTCGAAGAAGACCATCGTAACTTCCCGACGCGCCGTCACCCGAACATGAACGGCCGTTTCGCCATCGCCGCACCTGAACTGCTCGCCGCCGTCTCCGGGGCCATAATTGTACGGCGAGGTCATGGCCGCACCTCGTGCGAACGGGGCTGACGGTCGCCGCGAGATTGATCGGGCGCGGCGAGCAGCGCCAGGAAAGCGACAAGGACTAGGCCGGCGCACACATAGGTTGCCGCCGATAGGAACGAGAGCACGCCGAAAGGCTGGCGCGGCGAGGCGTCGGCGGCCTCGAATGGGTAAGCGTACGTCACGCGCGTCATGTGCAGGTCGAGAAGGGACCGGCTCAAGGCGGCGCGGCGCTCGCGGTGGCGCGAACATAGGCTGTCACGCGGGGCGGCGTTGGTGTTGCAGTTGTCGACGGTGCAGGTTTTCATGATGCCGCCTCAATCAGTTCAATCAACTTATCCGCCATTCGCGAATACCCCGCGCTCGCCGCGCATTGACGGATAGCATCTTTGACCAATGGGTGATTAATACCCAGATTGATTGTTTCATCGGTCAAAAGCCGATCCTCTAGGCGAGCAAGCGCTACCGGGATGCCGAACCGCGTTTCATATTCCATGTGGTCGCCAGAATGGAGAGTGCAGCCGACTGCGCAACCCTTGCCGTCTTCCCAATATTGACCCTTGACGAGTTGGTCAGCCTCGCGGTGCATAGCGAGCTGTGCGAGGATTGCGGTTTTGATCGTGTCGTCCGAATGATAAGCAAGCATGATACGTGAACTCCTATTCAGTGATCCGAAGGCGGTCAACAACGTTCCCATTAACGTCGCGCGCACAGTTTTCCCAAAGGCCGGACAGATAACAGCCGGACTCCAGCTTGTCTGCCGTCTCGCGCAAGATCCGCGCCAGCTCCGAGGCGGGGTTGTCGTCGAAGGCGGAGTTATCGGTTTCGATTTGCATCTCGAACATGATCAATAATCCTGAAAAGCTACGCGAAGATCGGCTTTACGACTGTCGGTCCCACAACCGAGCGAATCAGCCCAACCCTCAAAGTTCGAATAGTCGATAACGTCACTATCCGTGACGAGCGAGTAAAGCACGTCTTCCGGTTTCGGGAGGATCGGCACCGCCCGCTTGCCGAGATAGCGCTCGGGGTACGTCACGCCATTCTCGCACTCAGACCGGATAGCCGCGTCATAGGCCGTCGTCCAACGAGCGTTTTGCTGGTAGTTCGGGCAATGCCCGATCCCGGCGCTGTAGTCGGTTGTCAGGATATCCCGGCCGTCTTTAACGAGCGTGACTTTCCAGTTCAACGACATATCTTTGGCGTTGCGCGAATGACTAAACGGAACGAACTCGGCGCGGACGGTAAGACCGTGGGCGGCCATGGCTTCGGAAGGACTCATAATCTTTGACTCCTCGTTAACTTTCAACACTGTAACACCGCAGCGTTACACTAGCAAGCGTAAATCAATCCATCGTCGCCCATATACAAATCGACCTGGCCGTAACACCGCGCTGCGTCCTGAAGCTTGTCGCCAAGCTCGCCGCAACCGCGATCGAAGAACCCGGCACCGTGACCGTTACGGGACAGCCAGAAGTCATGCCCGGCTTGCTCAATGCTCAGACCCGCGGCCTCAACCGTCACGGACCACTCGGACAGGAACGACTCGCAGTCGGACTCGGCGGCCGCCCAAACGTCATCGGACAATTCCGCCTCGGTCTGATCAAGCGGCGTTCCGTCGTCCGCGCTGGAAGCCCATAGGGCGCATTCGACGTAAGCCGACACGAACGAACCTAGCTCGGCGCTATCGGTGAGCTCGGCGCGCGGGAAAGTCTCCCGGACCGCGGCTTTAGCGGCCGTCAACGAACGGGCGCGCACGAAGCATTCGTTATCGTGGACCGTGTCGGTGGCGCGGTATATCCATTCGCCCGAGGCATGTCCCCAATATGCGCCGCCTTCGTCGTAATCGCCGTCAACCCAGCGGAGGCGGGTTATCTCGAACAGACCCGTCGACTCGACGTCAGTGATCGTATTACGCCGGCCCATGTCCGCGCCGTAACGTGATCTGACGGAGGGAAGCGAGGGAACGGTCATGACGCCGACTCCTCGGTAACACGAGATTGATGTGCCTTGGCCAGCGCCAGAATCGCCGGCTTAAACAGCTTCCACTCGGCCGGATCGCCGCCGAACGCTTCGATATCGGACGGCTTGAACGCGCGCCATTCGGCCGAAAGATGAACTTGGCAACCGATCTTAATATGAGCATCGGTAATCATCACGTCGTACGAACCGCCTAGGAAGAAAACGGGCGGGATTGAGCATTTCTGATTACTGCGCAGATTGGCGCCGCGCAGATTGGCGCCGCGCAGATTGGCGCCGCGCAGATCGGCGCCGTACAGATTGGCGCCGCCCAGATCGGCGCCGTACAGATTGGCGCCGCGCAGATCGGCGCCGCCCAGATTGGCGCCGCGCAGATCGGCGCCGCGCAGATCGGCGCCGCGCAGATCGGCGCCGCCCAGATCGGCGCACTCCTTTATTGCCCATTTGACGGCAAGCTCAAGCTTGAGTGAAGGCGACGCGTCGAGAGGGCAATCAATCTCTGCCGTGAACTGAACAGCGCCAGAGAACCGGTTGAAAACGTCGAATTTAATCATAATCGTGACTCCAACAGAATGTTAGCGGCGAAGCGTGGCATAACCTCGCTTGATGAAAAGGATACGGTAACCGGCGGCAAGGAAGCGCCGGCAGTTTTTGCAGTTGCACATGACTAAACCGCCTGAAAAACGGTGAACCCTGCCTCGCGCAAATGCCAGTCCCAGTGATGACCGTCATCGTGCGAAAGCGTGGCCTTAAACTTAATCACCCCCAAAACAGTTTCGACGGGCGGCGCGAATTGATCAGAGGCCGGAGTCTGGATCTTCGACACTGCGTGCCCGATAGCCGCCGATACGCGGTCATACCCGCCGCCTCCGGCAAAGCCTTGGACCATCTCCAAGCCGATCCAATGGACGTACGCGGTCACGCGGGCGCCGTACTTAACGGCGATGGTGGCAACGCGCTCACCGCCCTTGCAGATGACATAAGCGTCCACATTGGCGAACGTTGCATCGTGCTTTTCGTAAATCGACTTGCTCATAATCTTTGACTCCTCGTTAACTCTCAACACTGTAACACCGTAGCGTTACACTAGCAAGCGTAAATCAATCCATCGTCGCGGGTGTCCGAAGAGGACCAAAGCGCGCGGCGTTGAAGATGCTCATTTGTGCCCAGGTCAGCATGACACCAGTAGATCCGTGAGCTTGTCCGCCATGCGATCATGGCATTCCGCTTTGGCGTCGGCGGCGTCGGCGGCGTAGGTGGCGGCGTAGGTGGCGTAAGCGGCGTAGGCGGCGGCGGCGGCGGCGGCGTCGGCGGCGCGGGTGGCGCGGGTGGCGCGGGTGGCGCGGGTGGCGCGGGTGGCGCGGGTGGCGCGGGTGGCGCGGGTGGCGGCGCTCTTACGCGCGGAAACCCATTCATCGCGGGCGGGCTTGTCTCCGGCGACCCAGCGGCGATAGAGTCCTCCGACTTCAGAGAGCGCAGAATTCGCTCCAGCCGATTTTGTGCGTTGCGGCATTTCTTCGGTTAGCAGCCATAAGGCGAAGCGGGGCCACACCATGGCGAGGTCAGCACCTGGGCGGATGGCGCCCATGAACCGCGCGGGCCACTCCATGGCGGCGGCATTCGGAAGCCCCTCAAACAGGCGGTCTTCCAGATGGGCCAGCACGCGCGGAATACCGAAGCGGCTTTCGTACTCGGCATGGTTTCCGCTATGCAGAGTGCAGCCGACGGCGCACCCCTTGCCCTCTTGCCAGTAACGGTCTTTGACGAGTTGGTCCGCAGCACGATGCGCGTCGAGCTGGGCGAGGATATCGGCCTTGATCTGCGGGTCGGAATGATATGCAAGCATGTGATTGTCTCCATAGGCTCATCAGTGTCGGCTTATACCGACAGACGGCGCGGTGCGCCGTTTCGCCTTACGCCCAGCAACGCGTGAAAACGCGGATCATTGAGGATGCTTATTCGTCCCTCCAGTACTGCAAGCCGTCATTGCAGGAGTAGCCAATCTTTCCCGGTAGGTAGACTGGCGTGACGACGACTTGCCCGTTTGACGATATGCCTACCGAAGAGGTAGACGAGCCAGTCATGTGCCCGATTACGCGGCATTCGTGCGCAGCGGCGAACGCTTCCCACTTGCGGTTTTCTTGTGCGGCGGCGTAGAAGATTAAACCGATAACTGCGACGGTGCCGGCGCTAATACCCCAAATCGGCCAGTCGTAGCGCAGGTGGTCCCAGAAGCGAGCGAGCATCATGCAATCTCCAATTCAGCGGCTTCCAGCTTAGACCGGCTTTGGCCGATCCAATCACCGCAGAAGCGCGCGACCACGCCAATGCCTTGCAACGATCCGTTGTTCCACGCGTCCCGCCGCGCCTCCGCGATAGCCTGTTGTTCGTCAAACTGATGGGGCGAGACGTGTCCGAAGCCTTCGTCATTTTCCCAAGGGGGCGGAGCGGACTCGTCGACGATGATGACACGGGAAATGGTGACTTTAGTCATGATGTTGACTCCTAGTTAGCGATCAGACAACTGACCAAATCTCAGTCAGGCGGCCCTTGCCGTCCGCGACGTACAGGCTAGCGTTCCCGTGATCGTTGATATGCAGCACTTCGCCTGAATAGTCCGCCGGAACCTCGCTGGTATCGCTCACGCGCAACCCATCGAAGTCGTCCAGCGCGCCATCCGACAGCCAGAAGCCGAAGTCCGCGCCGTCACCTTCCAACGTGCCGAAGTAGCCATAGGGCGGCGCGAAGTACGAGCTGAGGCAGTCAATCATCTCGTCGACCAGCGCGGAACCCGACTCCTCATCCGAGTCGCTATCGTCATCGTAAGCGTCCAGCCAAGCGTCCGCTTCCGCCAGCACGGCGAGCAACCTAGCGCCCTCTTCGTAATAGGCGTCATTGGGGGGCAGGTTGGCGTAGTTCGCGGACACAAGGGTGCGCAGTTCGCTCGCGAAGGCGTCCAGCAAGTCGGATGTGCGAAGCGTGCCGGAAGAGACGGAACCGAAGGAAGCGTATTTGAAGGGCATAATGGTGACTCCCAGTTAGCGTTGAAATGATCCTAGGTAAGAGGCGGGTACCTGTTCCGCCCCTTGGCTAGAGCCATCGCCTGTCCTCGCCTGTCACGGATGCATAAAGAACCCCCTGTCCCCACACGCTTCCATGCCAGCGGTGTTAGACCGTTTCGGATGCTTCGGCAGATAGGTGCAAAGGTACTGGCCGAACCGATCCTTGGTGCACTCGTAACCGCCGTTGGCCCAATAGACTGCCTTGCCGGCGTCGATAGCCGCTTTAGCCTCTTCCAGCGTCAGGGCGGTGCCAAAGTCGCACACTTCGATCTTATGCGAACCGCACTTGGGGCAAGGGAGTGAGCCATCGTTGGGGACAGCCACGGATTGACCAGTAAAGTCACGGCGGCAAGCTTCGCAACGGGCTACGTAGTGGAACATTTGGGTGACTCCTAATTAGCGTTGATCGACTTAGCATTCCCCGTAGATATAGCCTTCGGGTTCCCGCCACACTTGCCAGCAGCCCCTGCCGGAATTGTCTAGCGTATGCACTTCGCAAACCCAGTCAGAGTCCAGCTGGCGGACAAAGGAGTACGCGACAATCTCGTCACGTTGTCCCCACTTGGCCTCGATTTCCTTCACATAGGCGATAGCCTCTTCCGCGGTTAGGGTAGGCTTATCGCGACGGAGAAGAGAACGGAGGGAAGAGAAGAGGCGCATTTGTTTGACTCCTTGTTCGATTTCAGTAGTGTAACATCGATGCGTTACGGATAGCAATGGCTATTTCGCACCAGGCGCCGACTATTTTGTTCATGTTCTATTCCTGTCATATCGCCGGGTTATTCGGGCATATCGCCAGGTTATTCGGGCATATCGGTAGGTATTACATGCAACATGAACCGACTAACAATTGCCTGTGATACCAGCAATAGCGTATCGTTCCCGCCATGACGGAAAGGGGTTAATCATGCCAGATGGACAAGGGAAAGCCGTGTCGGGATGGAGAGGGCCGGAAGGATCTAGACACCCGGGATTTACGCCCGGAACGAGCGGAAACCCTAGTGGGCGGTCGAAACATGATTTGAATCTCGCGAAAATTGCGCGTGAGCATACGCAAGAGGCAATCGACGTGATTCTTGAGGTCCTGCGGGACCCGGACGCCAAGCACTCCGCCAGGTTGACGGCGGCAGACATGCTTCTCAATCGGGGCTATGGCCGCGCGCCCGTCACCGTGCAAGTCGGGGATAGCTCCGACCAGCTCGACGCTTTCCGGGAGACGTTGCTAGAGGCGGTACAGCACGCGTCCAGCGGGTTGTCTAGCGTGACTGTCATCGATCAGGAGCCGGCCGTTGTGATCGTCCAGCCAGCTCCGGCGCCTTCAGCAGCCCCCGGTCTTATCCCGAAAGACATCACTCCCAAGAAATAAGCGCTTGACAACAACGCTGTGTTGTGTCATACGCGCGTGCGCGCGTAACGGAGCTTTAGCAACGTTACACCCAAATGCGCCCTACCCCCGTGAAACAGCCTGCGCGGCTCGCTGGTAAGAGTCGACCACGTTTGGCTAGGGGGGTAGCTTAAAGGGTCCTTCTGCCGCTTCCTTGACGATCTCGCCGCCCGCTTGCCGGTATGCCCGGTAGGGGGTGAGGGCGAAGCCGCGGAAAAGGGAGACTCACGGCCCACCCCCTAGCGCGGATCGCAACTTTTCGAAATCCGGGGTTCGATTAGGTTCGGGGCGTTATTGGCCGCTGCCGTTGCTGGTGATTGATTCGGAGGGCTACCGATCGAGAGGAGGACGGTCGAGCGTTTCCAATCGTCACGTCCCGTCCCCGTCGCTGGGCCCACTTCCACAGGTTTGACGATTTCTGCCGTTTTCCGGTTTCGGGTGAGGGTTTCTGCGGGTTTGACCTGCCGGCACCAGTTTTTCACCAGTTTTTCCTCCCTGTTTTGGAAGCGTATTTTTCAACAAAATCAACGCTCTGCTGTTTTATAACTCTCTTAACTAGCTATAGAAATTGATAGAAAGAGAGAATATATGTTGCATACCATATTACGCTGAGATACAGTCTGTTTAGGAATAAGAGTACCTATACATGTTTTAGTAGGCCGTAGTGGAATCAAACCAGTCATGTTTTCAGCGGCCGAAATCCTTTACGTTTTCAGCACCTTATGGACCCTTGGAGCATTTCTGGTACCGGGGCACCGTTCATGAAATGTTCTCCAAAAAAAAAGGACGGTACAATGCGAGTAATTATAGACCTCCCGGAGGCCATCGATGATCACTTGAGCTATTTAATTAACGAGAGAGAGCGGGAGCGCCGGATCAGCACCTCTCCTTTGGCGGGAGCGCCTAAATTATCTCGTTCCGCGCTGCTCAAGGCGATTATTGAGATCGGGTTTGAGGGATTCATAATGACCTATCCGACCGCCCAATCTCTGCTCCCCCTCCGTGGATGGGACCGCCGGAAATGATCGTCTACGAGGTCGAGGCCCTTCGAAAGGGTCGTCGGATTGGGATCGGGCGGAACGGGGATTTCGATAAAGCGTGGGGGCGGGCTTGCGAGATCGCACGCCTGGACCCTAACGAGCACTTTGTCGCCTTAGCCTATCTCACGATCTTGGAGCATTTTATCAGCAGGCCGAGAGGATATACCGCAAAAGCGTGTTTGTTCGAGGTTGACGGTCATGAGATAACTCTACGGTCGGAGCGGTTCGACGCGAAACACGGCGATCGGTTTCTCCGACAGCGGGAAAGACCGAAGCCACCTTTGCTTGTACTGCGAAAATCTCAAGTCGGACCGGGTCGAATGGCTCGCACGGTGGAAGAGTGGACACGGGCTGCGAGGGTTGAAGCGGGGTTGCCGGATAAGATGCTGGAACACCCGCTGCTGATCGAGCGAGAGAAGCGTGAGCATGGGACGCCTGCTTGGAGGCAATGCTGCATTCGCTATGCGGAAAAGAACGGGCGGGCAGTGGTTCTGAGGTCGAGTGATCGAGCGACGGTCATCACTTGGTTGCCGGGTTCCTCGAGCCCCGGAGAAGGCCCTCGGCGGCCATATGTGATTGAGAAAGACTGAACCCTACGAACGGAGTCACATCATGACCGAGATCTATCGCTACACTGCGGGCCGCTTGCTTGCTTGCTTGCTGACGACACCTAGAAGTATGAGGAGTTCGATCTCATGGAGAGCGCGCACTGGTTCACGACCGGCTATCCTGTCAGCACCATTCAGCTCAACGTGGCCGTTAGCGGCGATGCGATCATCCGGGCGTTGGCCGCCCAATCCGATAAGGAGTCATAAGTCATGGTCATCGAATTGAGAGACTTTACCATCTACCTCGAGGACGAACTGCCGGTCACCGTCATGGGACGGATCGTGCTTCGCGAGGACGGCAAAGTCGAGTTCCCCGCGTCCTTTCCGCCTGAGAGCGCCGACAAGATCCTCGCCGCGTTCATGAGGTTTGTGGCGGCCCGTACGGTCGGCGGGGACGTCGATGCGCGCCGGGCGCTGTTCACCGAGGCGACCGGGCTTCACGGCTGCTTCACCCCGCGAAGCCGGCCCGAGATGTGGGAGACGATGTGCATCCAGCGCGACAAGATCAACGGCCTGAAGCAGCAGATGCGTGAGATGAAGCGGGGCTACGAGCGTAAGATCGCGCGCTTGGAGAAAGAATCCCCTGCGATCCGCTTCGCCCTCGCTAACTCCGTTCCGAAGACTTACTCGTATAAGATTACCGCTGAAGGTGCGGGCGAGAGCGGCATGGGTGGTGCTAGCGGAGGCCCTGGCGGCGACAGTCACCCGATGACCGCTAGTGAGAAGATGGGATTTGACGCGCAGCGGGCCGGAGTCCCACCGTGGGGTTGGTCGCCGTTGCGGGGGTCAGAGAATCGTAAGGAGTGGCTTAGAGGTTGGGATCGCGCGGCTGCTACGCCTAAGGAGTTGTGAGTCATGGAAGCTTACCTCGTCCCTGGTCCGGCCGTCTGCGCCGCCTATGCCACTCTCGCCCGCGAGCACAACGCCGCGCCGATCGGTAGCGACGAGCGCAGACGGGTTTGGAACGAAGCGCAAGGCTTCCTCTTGGCCCTGAAGACCCTTTACTCCGACGCACCCATGTATGTCGGCCATCTATTGACCGAGACGGACAAGGCGATCATGCGCGAGGTCGGCGAGGATGCGGAGATGCGCGGCGGGTTCCTGCTCGACCGTGTCGTGAGCGTCGACACCGCGGTCCTGCAGCTGCGGATCTCGGATATCGTAGAGAGCGAGATGGAACCGCAGGAGCATTGGGTGGTGGGACTTGATGCTGCAGACCCTGTCGCCGAGATGCGAGAGCGATTGTCAGAGAGCTTCGAGGACACTCGGCTGCAAGAACCGCCGCGCAAAGTGCGCGCTGATCTTGAGCCTGACGAGTCGTACCGAAACCGCCTCATTGCGGCTAGTAAGGAGTACGCCGCTCAAACGCTTCCATCGACGATTGCCGTAGCGCTTCTTTACGGGCACGGGTCGGACCTTGACGATATTGGTCGTCAGATGGGCGTTGAGAGGGCGCCGTTTTGACCTCGCGAGCCGAGCGCACCGCCGAGTTAGCCGAGGTCGACGCGATGATCCGGCGGGCTATCGCTTATGCTCGGGCCGGGAAGCGGGTGCCGGTTGAACAGTTATTAGGAGAAGAAAGATGAGCGAGGTACACGACTATCACATCCGACCGCGGCCCTCGGAGACGAGTTTTACGGTCAAGGTCGATGCGGCGGGAAGCCACATCGTGGTTGATACGTTCTCCAATTTCAATGGCGTGTCGCATCGACTCTTTCGCGACGTATTGGATGCGCGAGAGAAGGCGACACGCGAAGCATTGATTGCTCTGGGCTGGACGCCGCCCGGCAATGGCTGGCGGCCAATCCCGAAAGATCCTTATGCTCGGTTCGAAGGCACGGGGGTGTTGTGGGTCGCGATGTTCCGCGCGGACGATCCATCCACCACGTATGTTATCCATGCGCGGGCAGGGGAGCACGGCGCGCTATTCTTTACCGATGGCAGCATGCTTTCGGTAAACGAGCAAGGGTGGGTGCCCTTCGCTTGGAGAGTCGCGGACGCGCCCGCGAGAGACGACGAGGCATTCCCGCCCATGTGGACGGACTATCTCACGGAGTCACACCCGTGTCCGTAATCCCTCACGAAACCCTCCTCTCCCTCCGCGAGACCGCCGCAACGACCCCACCCGGCGATATCGTCGAGGTCGGCGTGTACCGCGGCGGCAGTGCGTCGGTTCTGGCCGAGGTCTCCCGGTCGAAGGGTTGCCGGCTGCATTTGTTCGATACGTTCCTCGGCATGCCGTTCGCAGGCGCCGACGACAAGCACCAGGTCGGGGACTTCGGTGACACGTCGTTGCGGGCGGTCAGCGAGTTGGTGCCGGATGCGCTTATCTACCCCGGCGTCTTTCCGAGCACGCTGCCGGCGACCTGGACCGAGCCGTTCCTGGCGTTCGTGCATTGCGACGTTGATCAGTATGAGAGCACGCGGTCGGTCATCGAGCACCTATGGCCGATGCTCGTGCCGGGCGGGGTCATGTGGTTTGACGATTGCGAGCTGGCCCCGGCGATGCGGGCGATCGAGGAGATGCTGCCGGGCGTTGAGTTGCTCGACGCGCCGGGAGGACGGAGGTGGGCAAAGCGCGATTGACCTACCGCCCATATCTAGGGTTGACGCGAGCCGCGCAACGTAATACGTTTCGGTAATTGCGGGTGCAAGGAGTCAAATTATCATGCGAGTCTATGCGAAGCTCGGTTCGTTAAATCACCATTACGCACCGGACGGTACTTATGCGCCAATCCCTAACCTCGACCTGTTTGCCGTTTGCTTGGCGGAATTGGCGGTGCTGTCGGAAGCGGACGGAGACCGCCATGCGGCGAGTCTGGGAACCGAATCGTTCGCGGAGATCGTTAAGCTGCTTGGTACCTACGCGCCCCCGTTTGCCTATTTCGGGTTCTCCACGTCGCACCCGACCGATCTTGGGTTCCATCTAAAATCCCGCCCCCACGTACTGGCGATTCAGGGAGGCGTGTCGGTCGTCGACGGCGAAGACTTCACGGGCGTTTCGGATTCCCTGGCTTTGGCGGACGAGGGGTACGGAGAGTGGAGTCTCTATTGGGTTGGAGACCAGGGCCGCGTCCGACTCTGGGATTTTCGTAGCCCTAGTGACGGGTCTCTAATTCGCTGCGAAGGGATGCCGAGCGACGAGGACTTGATCCTCGACGCGGCGGCCGATGCGCAGCGAATGCTTGACGCCGCGCCGCTATGCTTCGGCTACGTTAATTACCGCGGCGAGTTCGCCAACCGCGTCGTCCAGCCGATATCGGTCGAATGGGGCGAGACTCTTTATCACCATGACGCTGGCTGGCATTTGAAGGCGCACGATCTCGAAAAGGGGGCGGAGCGGTCTTTCCTGATGCGCGATATCGTCACGCCTTTCTGGGACGTCCCGCGCGATCCTGGAGAGATGCGCCCCTACGCCACACCCGTGGGTTTGGGCGACCCCCTCAAGCGCGGCGACGTGCTGCGTTGCATCGACGACCACGGAACGCTGGCTGTAATTTGGAGCCCATCATGAGCTCCCGCGTCATTCAGGTCATCGAGACAACGCTAACTCGGCGCGGCAAAGGCAAGAAGGGCAGCCCGGTTCGCGTCGTGCGCCAGTATTGGTCGTTTGATGGGACGTTGCTGGCCGAGGTCGATTCGTTTCCCGAGAGGAGGGTCCCGCCCATGCCGCCGGATGAGTGCCTAATAGAAGCGGGTATCGAGGCCGCTCTCTCGGCATCCGGATTTCAACCTGTGGGCGCGGACCGCCCAGAAACAACTGGTCGAGGCGATCCTGGAAGTTTTCCGGGACCCGCTCGGGAAGAAGGATGCGCTATGACGACATCTCCGGCCCGGTTCACCGAGCTTCACCGGGAAGCCAGGCAGATAGCCCGGTGGCTTCAAGAGCATCCTTGGATTGAAGGGGCGTCCTTTCGGTTCAGCGTCGAGCAGAACAAACGGCATGTGATGCACCGTGATAGACTCCGGAAGATTCAAGCGGAAATAGGTGTGACGACCGATGAGATCGTCGGCACCTACGGCTCGGCGTACTGGTCAGGCACTGCCTGGGTCGAAAGTTGTCCCGAGTGCAGGGGAGAGTTCTTAGGCTGCACTATGCCCGGATGCGTCGACGGAGAGATTTCGGTTGACGAGGCGCGCCTCCGTTTCCGTCTTCGGCGCGGTGGCCGGCAGTGGCTGGTGATCGACAGTAGGGAAAACACGATCGTCGAGCAGCATGATACCCGGGGGCAAGCTATTGTTGCCCTCGGCCGGCTGCGGGGGGCTGCGCCATGACAATGACTCCCGAACAGATCGACCACATGGAGCGCGCCACGGAGCGAGCGCGGGCGGTTCTGAAGCCCGGCGACTGGCTGACCGTGCGTAACTGTGGCGACAGCCGAAGCCGTGTTCGCATGACGGGCTGGGATGGCGACTGGATCTGCAGCCGGACGCGGAGCGACATTCACGCATTGCACGTCCTGAAGGTGAACGGGGATTGGATCGGGTTCGACGATTTATCGCACCAAGCGAACGAGTGCATCCGTTTCGGCGATCCGACCCTCGTGCCTGATGTGTTCGGCGGGATAGCGGTTCGGGTTGCCGGGTTAACGGACTATGACCCGGCAGATCCCCGCGCGCTGATCGAGAAGCAAGAACGCGTCAAATTGAGGTTTACCGAGTCCCCCATGCTGCGCACTCAAATCGGTTCGCCCCGGAAGTTTCGGATCTTCGAGTTAGCCGGGGGATACTGCGGAGTGATAGATATCGACGCGAATACGATCGTCGAGATCCATCTCAGCCGAAGAGATGCGCGAGTGGCAATAATCCGGCTAGAGGAAGATGCGCTATGACGGTCTACGTCGACTCGATGAAGGCCGCCTATGGCCGAATGGTGATGTGTCACCTTATCGCGGACTCGGACGAGGAGTTGCATGCGATGGCCGACAAGATCGGCGTCGCGAGGAAGTGGCACCAGGCACCCCCGAAGCACGACAGCCACTATGACATAGCGCTATCGAAACGTGCGCTCGCAGTGACGGCCGGCGCCGTTGAGATAACCTGGAAGCAGGCGGGTTGCATGATCATGCGCCGCCGTGTGACAGGAGAACTCGGTAAGCCAGAGGAGGCTATCCAATGGGTGCAAAGTCGATAATTGCCACGATAGCCGTCGGCGCTTTGCTCGCAGGCTGCGATCCCGGCCAAGAAGCAGACCCGTGGATGCCCGATCAGTGCAAGCGGGAAGAGGTGTTTCAGGCGTGCCTCTCGCATACCCCGGCTGGCCCGCAGACGACGAAGTACAACCCGTGGGACGAAGTGATTAACGCATGCGAGACCGCGGCTTATCGTATAAGTCTCCGACCCAAGAGCCAAATCGCGTCGGCCTGCCGATCGGACAACCGTATGACGAACAGGGGTTAATCGCAGCGCCCGTTTAGGTGGGTCGAAAGTTCCTACTCGTTGGTGTGTTAGGGGTTTCGGAAAAGCTCTTTTTAACATTCAGCAACAGCAGTGTTTTGGTTTCTGCCAGACAAACTTTCGATCCTCCTAAGCGGGCGGTACTTGGAGCTAACTATGGTCATAAAACCCCTCTCGAAACGCGGTGAGACCGTATTAAAATGGGTCCTATCGCCGCTCTGGCTGCCGCTCGTTGCGCTGCTCTACATCGACCATGGCGTTCGCTGGATCGCCGCGCGCATCGGTCGCCGCCTCTGGCCCGATCGCAGCGACTGGTCCCCATGTTTCGCGTGGTGGCCGACATATTGCGACGATCCCGATGACGAAGCATGGCGTCCCGTAACGGTTTGGCTGGAACCGATTGAGCGGTGCGAGATCGACCGCCGCACGGTCTGTAGGCTGCCTCAATGATCGTCGCCTTCACCGGCCATCGCCCCGACAAGCTTGGTGGCTACGGTCCCGTCGTCAGCGCCCGACTGGTCGAATTCGCCGCGGGCTTCATCTCGCGGTCGCCAGCGACCAGCTTCATCACGGGCATGGCGCTCGGATGGGACACGGCGGTCGCCGAGGCGTGCGTTCTGCTGCGTCGACCTTTCGTGGCGGCGATCCCGTTCAAAGGCCAGGAGTCGAAATGGCCGGCGGAGAGCCAACGCCGGTACGTTGAGTTGCTGTCGAAGGCCGCTGCGGTCGAGGTGATCTCGCCAGGCGCGTACTCGTCCGGTAAGATAATCCTTCGGGATCATTGGATGGTCGACCATTGCGATATTCTCGTGGCGCTATGGGACGGATCGGCCAGTGGAACCCGCAAGACCGTAGAATACGCGAGAACACGGACGCCGCCAAAGCCGACAGTGAACCTGTGGTTGAACTGGCAGCAGGCGATGCATAAATTGGATTTGTTAGAGGGGGTGAAATGAGTCCCGTTGCGTTAGTCGCTTTTCTCGTTTTCCTAGCATTGATTTCCGTCGCGGCTGGTTTTTACGACCTCCAAACGATTTGGGAGTTGGTGAACAAGTGATCGACCCGGACTTGGACGGCAATTTTGCGAAGAACATATGGCTCCGCGGCGTGGTCGAGAACCAGAGCGCGAAGATCGCTTGGCTAAAGGTCAACCGGCTCTCGGTTCGCCTGCAGTGGTTCCTCGGCGGCATCTCCCTGGCCTACTTCGTTCTCACGGTAGCGCTGGCTCACGCGATCGGAGTATGGGTCTGGGGTTGGCCGATTTATCTAATCTTTAACGAAATGTGAATCAAATGCCCCCGCTCCCCAATACGTCAATTCGCATTGACCCCGAGCAGCGCCCGACGCTCAATCAATTCCTTCGGATATGTCGGGAGCGGCCGGACGATCTACCCTTTGTGGATGCGGTGCTGGAAGCGTTGCTGCGGGGCGCGAAAGTCAACGCGTCGGTTGAGGAGCCCGAGGCGTGACCCGCGTTGAACGTTTGCTTGCCGAGTACCCGGCGTTGTCCCGCGAAGAAGCTGAGATGGTCCTCGAGGCGGAGCGGATCGTCGCAAGCCAGGAGCTAGAACGTTTGGAGCACGACCTTATCCTTATCACTTTGGAAAACGCTTCTCGCTATGACGCCCCCTTCATAGCGGCGTTGAAGGCGGTAGCCACGTGAGCGGCCTCTTGCCGCCAGGCCCGGTCCGCGTTGAGGCGCCCTCGGAGCCGGCGCCGTTCGTCGTACCGGACTTCGCGGCGCGCGGGCGAGCGGTGCTGGAAGAGTACGTGCGGACGGGAGTGATCCCGTTTACGGCAGACGGCCTCGTCGTCTTCTACAACCTGATGATGGCGGATCGCGGATTCAATTTCCCGCCGCACCTTTTCCCTGTGGCCATGGCGCTCATGGATGATCGTATTCCGAAGCTCATGATTATCGTGGGACCAGGTAGTGGCAAGTCGAGTCTTCTATCGACGGTTTATCCCGCGTTCCGTCTCGGCCATGACCCGACTATGACGATCGTTGGCGTATCGGCCGGCGAGGCGCTTGTCCAAGGATTTATGGCCGCTGTGATGGAATGGGTGGAGAAGTCGAAGACATGGGCGCGGCTATTCCCCCATGTGCGACCCGATAAGGATCTCGGCTGGTCGACTGAGGCGGGCATGTTTGTGACCGGCCGCGCTCCGGGCGACCCTGATTCCAGTTACGCCGCATTCGGGCTTACCTCGACGAAGCTTACGGGTGTTCACGCAAGACTCATTATCTGCGACGACATCCACAATGAAGAGAACTCGTCCTCGGCATCCGCTTGCGAAGGGGTGCGATCCAAGTATTATCGGACGGTTCTTGGGCGTGCAGATCCCCGAGGTGCCCGGTTCATTATCGCCGGCCGGCGCTGGCATGAGGAGGATCTTTACGGCCACCTCGCCAAGAGCGAAGATTGGGTCGTTATGTCTTTGCCGGCGGAGCGCGTCGGTGAGAAGCAGTTATATTGGACGGTCGAGGTTCCCGACGGCCTCGTTTGTTGTTTCACTGAAGGACGAAAATCATGACCTCTGTTAAGCTCGGACGCCTTCCCCGCCTCAAGGGTTTCAACGCTCCGAAGCTCGGCCCCGCCATCGCCGCCGCGGTATCCTTGCCGCCGACGCCGCCCGCTTCGGTCGATTGGTACTCGGCGGTAGGTAATGCTTTCGGCACTGACGGCAATCTTACGGTTGGGGATTGCACGATCGCTTGCCAAGCCCATTTGATCCAAGCGTGGACGACCAACGCAGGCAAACCATTCGCTCCGTCGCAAGCGGACTGCCTCGCCAAGTACGCGGCGCTCTCGGGATGGGACGGAACGCCGGGGGACGCGAGCGACGTCGGCCTCGTGGTTACTAAGGTGCTCGCCGACTGGCAGACGAACGGGCTCGACGGGCATAAACTGTCGGCGTGGGCCGAGATCGACGTCAAGAACCGCACCGAGCTTATGAATGCGATCTCGTGGTTTGGCGGCGTCTATATCGGCCTGAACTTGCCGATCAGCCTGCAGTCGGTGATTGAAGGCAATCTTCAGCCGGCTCCGCTCACCGTGACATGGGACGTCGTGCCGGGCGTTGATAGCGCGGCGCGGTCTTGGGGCGGACATGCGGTTCCGATCCTTGGATTTAACGCAACCGGACCGGTCGTCGTGTCGTGGGGCGCGGTGTACCAGATGACTTGGCCGTTCTACGAGGCGTATGTCGACGAAGCTTATGCCCCCATTAGCGCCGACTTTATCGAAGCGACCGGTAGCACGCCGGGCGGTCTGACCTTAGCGCAACTTCAAGCCGATCTGGCCGCCGTTGGTGAGCCCACGACCGGTCCTTCGAGCCCGTTGGTGCTGTTCCTCGACGCCGGCAACGCGCCGGAGCTCTCAGTGGGCGCAATGCTGTCTCCGGACGTCATCCTCGCCGCGCCCGGCACTTTGGCGATCGGCCTGATCGAGATCTCCGCCGTCGCACAATCCTACGCGCTGCAAGTTACCGCGATCGAGAACTATCCCGGGTTCAGCCTCGGCAAATTATCCGGCTCGGTCGCCTGCGATCACTACGCCGGTTACACCTCGACCTTTACGGGCGGCGTGGCGCAAATCGAGTACTACACGTCGGCAGCCGGCAGCAATGTGAGCGGCGCAGGTGCGGCGTATGAGAACTTTACTGTATCGGGCAACATCGGTACCTGCGCTACCGTTTCGGACGGGGCGCAAGGCATCGTTTACGAAGAGTCGCCAGAGGGCAATGGGATTACCCTCGTGGGTGTGATGACCAGCAATGGTGCGGCTTACGTTTTCACGAGCAGCGACATCAATAACCTCGAATACGGGATTGAACTGTTGTCGGATTGCTCGCCCGCTATTCAACGCCTATACCTCGGATTGCTCGGCCGTCCCGGTAGTGCTGCGGAACTCCAATGGTACAACGACAACGGATGGAAGGCTGCTTACGCCGCGTTGGCGGGAAGCGGCGTCCCGAGCGCGGCAGCGGTGTTGCTGGCCAACCCTCAGTTCGTAAGTTATTTCACGCAATCTTCCGAGTTCGTAGCGTTGAACACCGGCTACGGCACGAATCCGACGCTGTTCGTCAATTATGTGTACGAGACCGCGCTCGGACGTACGGCGGCTCCCGTCGAAGTGACGTACTGGGTGAACGCGATTGGATCGATGGGATACCCCGCGGTTATCGCCAGCATTACGCAATCGGCCGAAGCGATTCAGTTCTTGTCGGTTCGGAACGTCGGGTAATGATCGTCCGGCTTAAACATGTAGATCTCGTCGGCCTGTCGACGTTCGCGGTTCAGCAGATGTTGATTGAACGCGGGCTCGATTGGCGGACAGCCAAAGCACATGCGGATCACACGAGCGGGGAGATCGTCTATGAAGGGGAGCCGATGGCGGGGTCTACGCCGCCGGCCGCCCCCTAAAGGTCTGCCCGTGCAGGATGAAAGTGATCGTCTTGTCCTTTGCGGCAGGCGCCCAGCACAGCCCGCACGTTCCGCAGCAATCCGTCTTGTTCGTTTGTACAGGGCAAATGATGGACCCCGGAGGGGGCGCAGCCGGCGTAAAGTCAACCGTGGTGGCGCGCATAGGGCCGACCTGGCTCCCCGAGAAACGGACAACCCAACGATCTGGGTATAGGTCGTTAATTGATGCGACGATCGTGCCGATTTCGGTGTCCGGTTGTCGTGCCGTATATCCGAATACCCGAAGGGCCGGGAATTGGTTCATCGCCTGCTTCCACAGAAGGGCGTAATCGGCGCTGTAAAAGTCACCGAGGATATGGAGCCGAACCGCGAAACCTTTAGGGTGCTTGGCGTTTTTCTCGGCTAGTTCTTTCAGCAGTCGGCGTTCTAAATCCTCGCCCGATCGGTGCCGCCGGCTATAGGGCATGCCGTTCCCATAACAGTTCGCCCAGTGCCCGCAAGAGGTCGGGCAAGTCGCGCGTTCCTCCAGCGTCAGAGTATAGAGGGGCATGCCCGCCCATGCGCCCTTCACTATCTTGTTGCCGAGTTTTCGTTGATTGATGCCGGACACAAGCAAACGCGGCGAGTCCTGAACGTCGGCCACCGTGGTGGGGAAGATCGTACGGGCTTCACGTAGCGCGGGGTGATCGGTAGACAGGCCCCGGACTCTCTGCGGCGACAGTTCCGCATGCTCGGTGAACCGCCGCAGGGGTTTGGACATTCTCATAGCATTTCTCCTAGATCCTCACCACCTTCCGCGCCCCGATAGTGAACGCACAGTTCCGTCGATCCCGGCTCGAACGATTTGCACAGTTGTGGGCGGTCTTGATAGATCCCGCAGCGCCCGTTCGGCAGTAGCTTTGTGCAAACGAACTCCGCATAACCGTATTGACGCCCCGTTTCGTCAGATAAGAGCGGTTCTCTAAAGCTCGCCAGGACAGAGGGTGTCTCCCCGTCCGTCATCTGCGTGTAGGGCTCATCGCGAACATTCCACAGTGGGTCGTCGACCCAATGCGTCAGCCATTCGTCGTTCTTTATGAACTGGATTGTCTTACAGCAAGCTCCGGGCGAGTAGCATTGGTCGCAGAGGCTCACAGGAAAGCCCATACTATGATCAAAACCCCGAGCATGAGTACGTAGGTGGTGCCGCGGATTAATCCCAGCGCGCGGGTCTGCCGCGGGAGGCTTAGTGAGCGCCACCAAGTTTTCATCGCCGCGCCCGTTCCTCAGCGTTCTGCGCATAGAAGGCCAACTGCTCGAGGCACTCCTCGATCCGCGTCTGCCGATCCCAGAATTCGACGATAGTCTCGGAGATTAGCGCGACGACGCGTTGGTCCGCATCGGGTGCGTCCTTATTGGCGAAGAGGTCCGCAAAGCGGGCGGCGAGTTCAGCCCCGGTCATCGATCATCTCCTGAACAGCATCGGCCACGACATCGGGCCGGAACGCATAAATGCAAGCGTCCGTACCATAGCGGCAGGACAGGTTCGTGGCGGGCGCCGGCAGCGTTTCCAGGCATCCCTGGCACGGCACGTCGGCCTCCATCTCCTTGACGCGCCAGCCGCGCTCACCGTGGCGGTACGGCACGCGGTATTTCGCCCGCACGGAGGTGAACAGACCGACGATCGGCGTATCGGTCGCCCCGGCGAGATGCAAGAGGGCGCTGTCGCTGCCGAGGAAGCAAAGACTGCTAGCGATCAGGTTCGCCGTCTCTCTAAGGCTCGTCTGGCCGACCGCCGAGCCCACGAACGGGCTTGTAACCCCGTCCGCTCGGAAGTCGGCCCCGCCGCCGACGAACAGCACGCGGTACTCCCGCGCGATCAGAAGCGACGACACTTCAACCCAGAAGTCAGCAGGCAGCGATCGGCTCGGCCAGGACCGGGCGGCGTGGATCGTAACGAGGCGGTCCTGCTCGCGGAGTTCGAACGGAGCAGGCGGATCAATGCCGAAAACGACCCTCTTGTGCTTGTAGTCTCTGGGAGCCCCTGCATATTCGAGATAAGCGTCCACGACGTGCATCGTCGGTTTGCGCTCATACACGAGGTTGAGGTCGATGACGCTTGTGAACCCGCCGCTCGCTCGGCCAGGCAGCAGAACCGTCGAGACGTGCGGGTTGTTGAGCAACACTTCGGGGCAGCCGGTCTCAAAGACGATCTCGGCCTCGGGGCCGTACCAGTCGCGGAGGTAGCGCAGGATCGGCGTAGCGCACAGAACATCACCCAAGGCACCGGTACGGCGGATTAGGATGCGAGTCATTTTGACTCCCTCACGATACGGTTGATATCGACCGCAACCGGTGGGTGGCCGGCGGCGACGACGGTCAGTTGGACCTTGGCGCCGAACAGCAGCGCGATCCGCTCGCGCCAAGTTGGCTTCCAGAACGAGATGAAGCTATCGCTGACGCGGAGCACCGGAAGGCCGAGGCATTTGCCCTGGGACTCGTCCCAACCCTCGGGTGCGCCGAGAACCGCTTGTTGGCCTTTGAAATGGATGGGGTTCATTGACGACCCACCGAGTAAAGCCCGCATTTCGGGCAGTTGTCGGAGCCCCGCAACGTTAGGCCGCCCAAGTGTCGGCCATTGACGGACCGAAGCCAGCCTTCGACCAGCACGGCGGCGGAAAGCACGTTATCGGGAATATTTATCGAACCGATCGGTTTTCCCGAATGGCCGTCGAATAATTGAAGCAAGGCCATTGTTAGAACCCCTTCGGCAGCGCCGAGATATACCCCTCGTGGGCATAGTCAATCGCGATCTCGTGCGTCTCTCCGAGCGCAGCATAAAGGAAGTCGAGATTGCGCTGCTCGGCACGCAGTGTTTGCGCCCAGTCGGGTAGGGTGCCGTAAGTGAACGGGCCGTCGACATAAATCCGCGCATCATCAATCAGGAAGATGTCGGGTACTCCGGGCCGTAACGAGCGGATCAATTCGATCTCTCGGGCGAGGGGCAGGCGGAGATCGTCATCGGGCTCAACCGCGGCGTCGTTTGTCGTATAGCCGAGACCGGGGAAATGCGCGTCAAGCCAGAAGAGGACGGGATCGTCGCGCGATATGCCGCTGCCTAGGAGAACCTGCAGTCCTGCGAGGCTATCGGCCTGAAGGATAAGCACCTCTGGGCAGCGCGCGAACCGATCTCGGGCGGCGGCATGGATCTCTTCGATAAGCTCGATCGAGTAGATATTCGGGAAGCCGGCGGCGAGCGCCGCAGCCACACCTTCGCCCGCTCCGACTCCGGTTTCGACGAAGTGCTTGATACCGTGCGCGGCGCGCAACGCGGCGAGGTCGAAGTGATTGACGATTCCCATTAAAGCCTCCGCAACACGAACTCGATCGACGACTCGACGTTCGGATTGAGCGTCTGGTCGCCCTGCAAACCTTCGACGAAGAAGTCGCGCACTACCACGATCCGTTCGACCGAAACACCGTCGATCTGGCGCAGCAAATCGAGCAGATTGATCGACCGCGGCGACCAACTCTCCAGCTTGAACACCGTGAAGGTCCATTTGTGGTCTGCGTTGAACTGAGACGGCCAGAAGCCCTGCTCGTACATATCCTCGTCGGGGACGGTGATGACGAGATGGCCGCCCGGTCGGACGACGTTTATCCAGTTTTGGAGGGCGACGGCGGGGTCGGTCATGTGCTCAAGGCAATGGGCGGAATGGAGGAAATCATAAGGTGGGGCGCCTTCGAGGTATTGAGCATCCCCGTCTTCGACGTCCCAGCAGTCAACGTAGGTAATATGAGGGAAAGCCCCCATGTGACGGCCGAGACCGTCTGATCCTGCGCCGACGTCGATCCCCGCGCCGACGAAATAGCGCGTCTGGAACGCGCCGTCATTGAAACGGCGCTTTGCCGCCTTCGATTGCTCATCCAATTGATTGACTCCTCAAATCCCGCATAAAACGTAATACGTTGTTTTAATGTCGAAAGCAACCACAATCTAGCCTATCTTCCTCGACATGCAAACGGTTCGCGTCGCATATGGGGAGGACCCAACGGGGCTCGGCTTCTACTGGCCGCAGAGCGCCCAGAAGCGTGCCGAAATGAACGCGATCAAGCGCGGCGATCCCTCGGCCTACGAGTCGGTCTATCAGTGTCGGCCCGGCAGCCGTGAAGGCCAGGTCTTTCTCGAATCGGACTTTGTCGAATATATCCCGCCGGTCGGCCTGGAGAACGGCGTGCTCGACGAGAGCATCCGCCGTTTCGTTTCCCGAGGAACGGTTGTTCAAGCGTGGGACACCGCGTCCTCAGTCGCGGCGCAGTCCGCCTACTCCGTGTGCGTAACCGCGCTTTTGATGCCGTGCAACAAGTATCATCGCGCCGAGGACCCCGCGGTCTACGGTCCCTGCGACGACCATTACGACGTCCATCTGCTCGACCTCCATAGGGGGCGGTACGCGATCGGCGATCTCGTCGGCGCGTTCAAGATGCAGTACCACATCTGGCGGCCGGAACTGATCCTCGTCGAGAAGAAGTCGTCTGGCATCACGCTTGTCCAGACGATGCCCGCGCTCGGGATGCCCGTTAAAGGGATCGAGCCGGAAGGCGGCAAGCGCGAGCGAGCGACTAGCAACGTCGGCGCCGGTTCCGCGCAGGGTTGGTTCCGTCAGCACCGGGTGCTTCATCCGAAAGACGCGGACTGGGTCGCACCGTGGAAGCGCGAACTCAAGGATTTCACGGGTAGCGACGAAGGCATCTCAGATCAGGTTGACGCCTCCGTGCATCTTATCCGCCACGCAATCATGTCCGGCGCGCACACCGCGCTTTTGCCAACGGATTGGAGCCCGGAGCGCGGTACGATGGCCGATTCGCAGATGGCGATGGGCGAAGGCGGGGTCTACGCGCCGTTCGCTGATCCGCGATTAGAATTACTGAACGCGCTTGACATGCTCGGGTCTATGTCGAACGATGCGTTTGAGGGGCTCTGCGGTCGTTGTATCAGCTATTCAGGTGATACCTGCACGCTCCATCGCATGAAGAAGATCGCGTTGGACTCCTGCCTCATGTTCTCGGACGCAAACCCCGTAAGCTACTATGGGTGACTTCGACATCAACGAAGGTGCGCCAGTCAAAGGGCGCGTCATGCTGCCATCTGCCGGGAGTGCCGCGATGGGCGCGGGCATGTCAGGCATGGTCAGCGACGTCGAGAGCTACGCTGCGATCTTCGAGACTCAGTACGCCAGAGCGATGGACGCGAGTGACGCAGCAGCGAAAAGTATTGCCGTCCCACCAGGTATGCTGTCGTTCGGCAAGATCAGCTACATGCCGGAGAGTTACAATTCCGGCGTGCTTCAGTGGCCGGGAATCGCCCCGGAGGCCCTCCGCAAGACCGTCCGCGAGAACCTCGCGCCGCAGCTCATCATCGGTATGCGTTGCGACGACGTCATTCGCTTCTCGCAGTATTCGACGCACCCCTGGAAGCCAGGCTGGCGCATCGAGCCGATGAATTCCGAAGCGGCCCCCAGCGTGTCCGACAAAAAGGACATTCAGGAGGTCATTCGGTTCCTGAGTAACTCCAGCATCGACACGACCTACGCGCAAGCTAACGAGCGGGACGAGCGAAAGCTGACGAATTTTCAGCGGTTCTTGTCGGCGATGACGCGGGATACGCTCACGTTCGACGGGATCGCGGTTTGGAAAGACGTCGACCAAAGCGGGAAGGTCAAAGCGTATAGCTTGTTGCCGGCCGGGAACATCCGGCTCGTCGGCCCGGACGGGTACCTCGGGAACAAAGACATCGCTTATGTCGCCGTGGACGAAGGCAACAAGATCATCCATGAGTTCACACGAGAGGAACTGACGTTCTACATTCGCAACCCTCGGCCGGATGCAGAGTCGTTAGGCTACGGGTATCCGGAAATCGAAATAGCGATGCGTCTGGTGCAAGGAATACAGAACGCAATTGACCTAAATTGTGACACCTTTAACAAAAATTCCACACCCAACGGTATCCTCGTCCTCTCCGGTTCGTCCGTTACGCAGCGTCAACTTGATCTGCTCAACCGCATGTGGACGAACCTCAAGAAGGGCATCACGAAAGCGTGGGCTCTCCCGGTGATGGGCCTCGCGGACGGCAGCAAGCTCGAAGTCGTCGATATGACCCGGCTCAAGGGCAACGAGGTCTACTACCGCGACTTTCTCAATATGTTCTTCGGCGCGTTTGCTACTGTTTACCGGTTCCCCGTCAAGCGGATCGGCTACAAGATCAGCGGCCAGGGCCGGGACAACGAGCCGAACCAAGACGCCGCGACCGAGATGGACGATAGCGACGATCCGGGTCTTGCTCCGTTGCTCATCCACATCGAGAACGTTATCAACGAGTACCTCGTCTGGACGCGCTGGCCGCATCTGCGTTTCACCTTCATCGGCAAGAACCCGAAAGAGGAGATGCGCGGCTTCGAGTTCCGTAAGAACGCCATGACTTTTGGGGAAGCCCGTTCGCTCGGCGATCTCGACGACCTCGAGAACGAGGCGAAGGGCGAAGACGAGAAGCTGATCGCCCGCATCATGAACATGGCGCCGCTCGACCCGAATATGTCCGGCGTGTTCCAATCCGTGGCTGCCGCGTTTATCGCCGCCAAGTTTGGCGCGAAACCGGAGGGCGGCGACAAGGGCAACACGATGACCAGCAAGATCGATCCGGCTCGATCGGCCGATCATGGAGCCGAAGCTGGAGTGCGGCGGGATTCAGCCGCGGAAACGAAGAAGGAATAGCCGTGCGGATTGACACGGAGTCAGTGGGGTCGATCGGCTACCGCACCTCGGGCGGGAAAGTGCAATTGGTCGTACAAGACGCGTGGGGCCGCTATATCCAGGTAGCGGAGGGCGCCGTATCTGAAGGGGCTTTCCAGTTCGTCTACCCCGTTGGCATCCGGCAGGCGAAATTGGAGGGGAAGACGCCGGAGGGGTTTGATGCCCGACCTGCCCCCGCTGAGACGAAGAAGGAATAGCCGTGAAACACGCCCACGCGATCGAGAGAGCGTGGGAGAGGCACGGGTTGGAGTTGTCGGAGTCAGATTTCGAAAATGTCATTGCGTCGATCAAGAAAGGTCAGTCCATCTTGCAGGGGACCGTTGATCACGGCCTAGAGCGCCGGATAGTCCAAGTCAAAGGGAAAGTCCTTTCGGTTGTTTTCGCACCCGCCGATGGCTACATCGTTACCGTCCTATCCAATTTCAAAATGCGGAGACCCTAGAATGTCGAAACTTCAGTTTACCCGTCCCCCTTACGTCCTAGCCCACGCTGGCGATCAGGCAGGATGCGGTTGGTACAGAATCCAGTCGCCCCTCGAAACCCTGATCAAGAAGGGTTTGATCGCCGGCCGCATCGAGTATTCGTTTCTCTCCGACGACATGCTCCGCGCGTTGAAACCCGATATCGTGGTGTGGCAGCGCCAGTGCGAGGACTACCAGGTCGACGCGATGCGCCGATATAAAGAGGTTCTTCCGGATCTCTATATGGTCTTCGAGATCGACGATGCGCTCTCCAAAGTGCCTGACGCATCATACCACAAGGCGTTCATGCCGCCGAACATCGACGCCAATCTCGCCAATGCGATTTCGCTTTGCGACGTGGTCACCGTTACGACGGCGGACCTCGCGGCGCACATGAAAACGGTCAGTGGCGGCGATACGCCGATCCGTATCGTGCCGAACATGCTGGCGCAGGAAGACGTCTACAAAGCTGACGCAGCCCGCGTGGCCGCCCGCAAGTTCCGTTCGAAGCTGCGCGTCGGCTGGGGCGGCGGCATCGGCCATACGGGGGATCTTGCCATCCTCAACCGGGCTATCGCGGAACTTGGCGACGAGGTGGAATGGGCATGGGCCGGCATGCAGCCCGAGATGCCGGAGGGTACGATCTCGAAATTCTACGGGGCGGTCGCACCGAAGGAATATCTCAGCCTGCTCGCGTCGATGGATCTCGACCTCATGATCGCCCCGATCGAGGACAACGAATTTAATCGGTGCAAGTCGAACCTGCGACTGATCGAGGGCGGCGCCTGCGGCTACCCCGTGATCGCCAGCCCGGTCGCGCCCTACCTCAACGCTCCGGTGTTCGCCTATGCCGCCGGCCCCGAGGATTGGGCCGCTAAGATCCGCGAGTTCGCTGCTCTTTCCGCCGAGGAGCGGGGCACCTGGTCTTCCAAAATGCGGAACTGGGTCGACCGTAAATGGATTCTCGAAGAGAACGCCGAGGCTCGCGCCAAAGCGTGGCTTCCGCCGAAATCCGAACTCTTCTATCCGAGCCCGAACGTCGTCGGCAAGATCAGCGGCAGCACGATCATCGTGAGCCGCACGCTCGAAGAGGCGGCGCTTGCCCCCTATAAGGTCGTCAAGACCCTGAAGGACGCGCTGACCAGCAAGGGCCAGTCCGACATTCTTTACGTCCGGCCGAACGTTGTCATGACCGTCGATCAGATCGAAAGGCTGACGAAGCAAGAGAACTTCGATATCGCTACGATATCTACGATGAGCAATGACGGCGGTCCGTGCTCCTTTCCGCAGATCGGCCAATTTACCATGCTCGATCCCGGCGCAGCGGACGCGCTCGATCAATACTGCGCGCAGCGGCCCGGTACGGCGGCACTGACCGCTTGCGCCGGACCGGCGGTTTTGCTCAAGCGCACCGCGCTTAATGCGATCGGTTGGCCCGACGAGGACGAAGTTCTCGATCTTGCGCTGATCGAATGGTCGGCAGCGGCGGCCGGTCGAGGGTTCCGCAACATCGTCGATTTCAGCGTGTATGTCGGATGCCCCTCTCCGACGACTTTTTCGCAAGATATCGCGCACAACATGGCGATGCGGATTAGCATGCGCTGGCCGCAAGTTCAGACCGAGCATGAGAAAATCGCGGAAGCGCGCAACTTCCTCGAACTTCGTTTTCACCGCGAGTCCTACCGCTACTTGCCGCCGCAGAACCAAGGCGACTACGCGACCTGGAGTCAGGTCATGGACACGCTCGGCCCGCGCTCGCTCGCGGCCATGAACGAGTGGGACGCGGCCGACATCCGTCCCCTGGTCGTCGCGCATTCTTATGCCAAGGCGCTCACGCTTCCCGAGACCGGCGATTGGGTGCTGATGCACAAGATGGGCAGCGTCCTTCCCGAGCAGGCGATCCCGCTTTTCGCGGACTTCATCGCCAAGAACCCCGAAGCGAAAGTGGTCTACGCTGATCACGATTACCTTGATCAGAACGGCGAGCGCCAGGGCCACGATTTTAAGCCGAACTTCGACCTGCATCTGCTCATGGGCCGCGACTACGTTACCCCCGTGTTTGCTGCCCGACGCGCCGATCTCGAACAGATCTCGACGCTCGGTAACGTTCCGGCGGAATGCCTACTTTACGAATTCGTTTTGAGCGCGGTCGCCCAGTTCGGTCGACAGAGCGTCGTTCATCTTCCCTCCATTCTCGCGCACCTTCCGGTGCCCAGAGTCGACGACCTGGCGGAAGCGGCGCGGATCAAATCGGAGATGGCCACCAAGTTCGCCGCACATATCGGCATGGACGCCCAGGTCAAGCCGCATGCGATCGGCCTCGGCTTGATGGATGTGAGCTTCGGTCGCGGCAAAACACTCGACATCCCGCACGTCTCGATCATCATTCCGACGAAGAATCGGATCGACATGATCGCCCCATGTCTTGCGACCGTCTTGTCTTTGACGACCTACCCGAGTTTCGAGGTATTGGTCATCGACAACGGCAGCGACAAGCAGGATGTGCTCGACTATTTCGCGGGGGTTGCGGACAAGCGCGTTCGGATCATCCAGCATGACGTGCCGTTCAACTGGTCTGAGATCAACAATTTCGCGGTCAAGCAGGCCAAGGGCAGCATCTTGTGCTTTCTCAACGACGATACCCGCGTTTCGTCCGGAGATTGGCTGACCGAGATGGTCGGCGCCGCGCTCTACGAGGACGTGGGCGCGGTCGGCGCTCGGCTGGTCTACCCGAACGGGACGCTCCAGCATATCGGCGTCGTCGCACGAGGCGGCATCTGCGGCCACATCCACAAGGGGCTTGCGGCCAATCTGATCGGGTACCACGGCATCGCTATCCTGCCGCACGAGAACGCCGCTCAGACCGGAGCATGCATGGTCGTTCGCCGCGAAATATACGACCGGATCGGCGGTTTCGACGAATCTTTTTCGAATAACTACAACGACGTGGCGTTTTGCCTAGAAGCGCGCCGTCTCGGCCTGGTTAACGTTTATGCGCCGCGCGCCGAGTTGCAGCATTTCGAGGGCGTATCGCGAGTGTCGGGCATGACGTCCGAGGGGCAGAAGCTCCTGCATGAGGAGGGCGTCTTGCTCGGCGATAAGTATCCCGAGGACGATCCCTACTGGAACCGCAATCTCGTATTCGCCGGCCAGAAGGGCGGCATGTACGTCGTCGGCACCAATTACGATATGCTCAATTGGATGCCGCCCGTGTACCCATGGGCCGGCGAACGCGGCGAACCGCGCCGTGTTCTCCTGGTCGGTCCGACTGAAACGGCGCTCTCCGAACGTCAGGACGGTTGCGCGGTCTTCACACTCGGCATCCGCGGCAACGAAGTGCGGATCGTCGATCCGCCGATGGAGAACAGCAAGACGTTCGATCTTCGTTACCCGCAGGAGATGGTCGAGTCTCTCGCCGCCCTCGGGATCGACGAGGTTATCCTGACTTCGGCAGCCGGCGTCCCGTTGATCGTCTTATCATTCTTGAGCCGCCTCGGGCTTCCCGTCACCTATCGGCCGATCGACGCCGAGATGGTATGCCCGCGCCTCGACCTGACCGCTTCCGGCTCGCCGTGCGACCGGGGATGGGCGACAGGCGGCTGCCAATCGTGCCTTGACGAACACGGGTCGGCGAATGGTTACGTGAACCGCATCTCGTGGATGAGCGAATGGGTTCGGTTCACCAGCAACCCCTCGGTAACGATCGATCTCTCGGAGGTCGAAGAGGAACGGTTTGCCGACGCGATCATGGAAGTGTTTCGGCCGGACGAATTAGTGCGGGCGGCCGAATGAGTATCGACCGCATCTACGGGCCTCTCGAGCATTACGACTATGGCGTCCTCGACAGGCATTGTCTCTGCGATCTGTGTCTGGAATGGCGGGCCGCGCAGCGTACCTGGCACGAGTACCAAGACAATAAGCGGAAAAATCCGCAGGATCGAATTGCTCACCGCTCCACCTATCTCGCCGCAGTATCGCGGCGAGACCTCTATTGCGAGTCGTCTTGGCACGCATCGGAGAATAGGTGGGGCGAGGACTACATGGACTGGATCTCTCGGCAGATTACCGAGACAGCAGAGCGATCGAAATACTGGTGGCGGACGGAGGGACTTTCCTCTCCATTGCTTTACTGGTTTCGGCAGTTCAACGTCTATCGTCGTTCGAACGCTACGGCGGCTTTCGACCCTCCTCTGATCGACCTGCGCGGCGCGTAGCATCTTATGTAACAGCCGGAGCGCGTGATATCCTCCACGCAACGGAGGATATCAATGCTTGAAGCGCGCTGGGCAAAAGGGGTTCTGACGATCACGTCTCTCGCGGCGGACCCTGCATCTGCGGCGATCGAGATTGTCGGTGCGGACGGCAGCCGTGTTCCGTTCGTCAAAGCGTTTCCTGCCGGCGCGGCGCACATTAAGATCGCGATGGAGCGCCCGCATAGCGTATTTTTATCCTCAATTGCGGCGAAAAGCGTTCCGGTACGGACACTTAAACCGATCGACGATACGTACTCGCACCCGCCGTTTCCCTACGACCCACAAGCATTCGACAAACTTCGCCCGGACCAAGTGCCTCGGTTCCTGGGAGCCTTGACCGATCCAGATCGTCTCGAACATCGCCGCATCAGGCTTAACGACCTTGTCGCGATGCAGAACCGCGTCGATCGTGGGAAAGTCGAATCGGCCCGAACTCGCGAGGGCGGCAGACCGCCGGTCGTCGTTCGGATGGATGGACGATACTATATTGCGGACGGGCACCATCGGATGGCAGCCGCCTATCTAAATGGCGATCAAGATCACGAATGTCTGTTCCTCGACCTTACCCCCGTGAACAACGCAATGAAGGGCCGCAGCCATGCGTGAAGCCGTACTCATCTCGATCCCCACGATCATCAAAGCGGTGTCTGACGACACGGGGCGGCGCCTGATCTCCGTGGAGGCCAGCAACGAGGCCGTCGACAGCGAGGGCGACGTCATCCTGCAGTCTGCACTGATGGGCTCGGCGGCGTCCTTCGTGAAGACGGGTCACATCGACATCGACCACATCTCGGAACTGGGCGACCGTCTCGGCATCGCTAACCCGACGTCCTACATCATCGGCCGCCCGCTCGAAGTGAAAGACCTCGGCGGCAAACGGACTGGCGTCGTTGCGGAAATCTTCCGTTCGCATGACGGTAAGGTTGACCCGGCAGCGCATCGATACGACTCGTTCTGGGACAGCCTGCATACCGATCCCCCAGTAATGTGGCGGTCCTCGATCTACGGTTTCCCGCTTGAAGGTCAGACCGAAGATCACCGCGACAGAGGCGGCAATAAGCGCTTTGTCGTGAAGGGGATCGACTGGCGTTCTTTGGCCATGACCCGTAATCCGATCAACACTGATATCCGCGGTTACGCCAAGATCGTTACGGCCAAAGCCGCCATCGCTGAGATGATCAAGAGCGGATCATTCGGCCCCGGGGTAGGGCAGTCTCCGTTCGATCAGACCAATCCGTTTGGTGTGGAGACGGTCAACTCCGGCTCGGCGCCGGGGGCATACGGGGCATCGCACACGATGGCGCATCCCCGTAACATGGATGACCTCGTCGGTCAGCACGCGCGCCACATCTCTAAGGACTGCCCTTGGTCGGGAGGCGCGGACACGCGGTCGGGATTTAAAGCCCACTTTGAAAAATGCTGCGGGTCGCATCCGGACGTCGCGGACATGATGGCGCACGCGTTGATGTACCACCGGCTACTCGAAAAGAAGCGGGCGTAACATACCTACTAGACGCCGAAAATAACGCTGTGTGATTATAGAGCGCAATTATCCACCTTCGGCGCTCCTGAAGAGAGGTCACGTCATGAATCCCAAACAGATCCTTGAGGCTATCGGCATCCTGGCTAAGGCTCCCGCCGCCGAAGTCGCCAAAATTCTGCAGGACAGCGCCCTCGACAAGGCCGCGCAGGATCTCACCCACTCGGAGATGGTCGAAAGCCGGTGGGAAGAAGGTCATATGCATGAGCATATCTCGCGTGAGGTCATTCGTACCGGCCCCGAGCAAAAGGCTTCGGGCGACGGCGCCGAGAAGATGATCCGCGACTATTCGAATGTCGCGACCCAGCAGGCCGGCATCATGCAGCAGGCCGAATCGCTGGCGCGCTTGATCGCTCCGATCGCCGCCTCCTCGAAAGCCCAGACCGCCGCGGTCACCGCGCTCATCGAGAACGTCAAGTCGCTCAATGTAACGCTCGCCGCGCTCGTTACGGCCAAAGCCGAAGGCGAAGACAAGATGGTCGAAGAAGACGACGAGGACGAAAAGGAAACCAAGGAGATGGCCGCTGAGAAGGCCAAGTCCCTGGTCGCTCGCGCCAAGATCCTGCTCACCAAAGCCAAGAAGGCCGAGGGTGACGCCATGATGGTCGAAGACGACGAGGAAGAAGAGAAAGCTTGCAAGAAGAAAGCCAAGGCTTTCCGCAAGCAGGCCGCTGTTCTCCTCGGCAAAGCCCGCACCGCCGCCTTCGTGGCCGGTGATCGCGAGACCCGCAAATCGATCGCCCAGATCGCCGCCAAGTCCGACATTACCGTCGTCGAGGACGACGAAGATGAGGATGACGACGAGAAGGAGAAGGCGAAAGCCGCCGCCGAGAAAGCCAAGGGCCATGACGCCGCCGGCAACCAAGCCGATTTCTCGAACAAGGACGGCAATCAGGACAGCACCGCCGTCAAGGCAGTGAGCGAGATGTCCGGCAAGGTCGAAGAGGCGCTGAAAGGTTTTGGCATGCTCTCGATGGAACTGAAAGACATGATGAACGTCGTGTCCGGTCGTTCGAAGGGCACGGGCGCCGTTCCCGAGTTCACCAAGTCTGCCGTCGATCCGACGCTTGCGCTGGTCAACAAGATCGAAGAACTCGAAGACGCCGGACAATTGAGCGACACGGATGCGTTCGCCGCCCGCGACATTGTCTCGAAGATGACCGCCGCTCGTGCCGGCCAGTTGGACGCTTCGATCGTTCATGATCGGATCGCCAAGTCCACGCTGCCTGTGCAGATGTTGTTCAAGGCCGCTACCACGGCTGCCGCCTAAGCCCACCATGTGCCGAGAGAGGATTTGACAAATGCCCGATGGTAACTTCAGCCACATGGTGCCCAAGGCGGAACGCGATTTCGCGATCTCCAAAGCCGTCGATACGATGGCTCGGTTCGTCAACCCGAATGACCCGCTGCGCGACTTCTATCTGAGCGTCGCGGGCTATCGTCCGGAACTGACCGAGCAGATCCAGGCGAAGACGGCGCCGGAGATCGCCAAGGCGAATGCGATCGCCAAGATCTTCCGTTCCAACACCCGCGCCGCTCGGTTCGCGACCAAGAAGGAACTCGTCGAGAAGGGCGCCCTCTCGAAGGCGCAGCTTGACGTCGGTTCGCTCACCAACTTCGCGCAGATTACCGGCGGCCAGTCGCTCGGCTATGTCTCGCTCGATACTCAGATGGCCCGCGGCACGGTGCGCCCAAACAGCTTCACGCTGTATCAGGCGCTCCACAAGTCGGCCGCTTTCCAGGTCGTCGACTACTGGCCGTACGCTTCCGATACCGGCGGCGGTCTGCCCGGCACGGCATTCAGCGGCTTCAGCAACGTGTCCTCGGGCACCCTGTCGACCTCGGCCGGCATCTACTCGCTGAACAACATCACGCTGAAGCTGGCCGTCAACGGTCGCGCGATCACCACCGCCCTGGCCGCCCAGAATTCCTTCGTGGATGTCTCGGCCCAGGAGAACATCAACGCGGCGCTGACGGTGCTGGAATCGGTCAACTGGTCCTGCTACTGGGGCAACCCTGCGCTCTACCCGAACCAGTTCCAGGGTATCGCGGGCGTCATTCCCGCCACCAACATCTTCGACTACCAGGCGTTCTACAACAACTTCGCCACGGCGCAAGGCTGGAGCGCCGCGCAGGCGATGTTCAACCTGATCTACGAAGCCTCGGCGAAGATCACCGGCTACCGTCAGTACGGTCGCATCACGCACGCTTTCATGTCCCCGGTTTGCGCCGGCAGCTTGCAGGGCCTCGTGACCACGCTGCTGAACAACATCACCAACAACATCACGCCCGCCCAAGAACGTCTGCACGGCGTGATCGTCGATGGCGATCTGCAGGGCATCCGGACCCGCTTCGGCGAGATCCAGTTCCCGATCGACTTCTACATCACCGCTCGTGACAAGCCGGCCCAGACCGTCGTGTACGGCAACGGCACGAACGCCGCGTTCACCAGCAGCCCGACTCCCCCGACGTCCGTCGCCGCCGCCCTGGTTACGGGCGTGGTTTCGGGGTCCGCGTGGACGTCCGCCTATGTCGCCAGCAGCGGTATTTACAGCTACGCGGTCGCCGGCTGCGATCAGCTGATGAACGAATCGTACCTGACCTTCGTGTCCTCGGGCGGCGTCGCCGCTTCGGGTCTGGCGGTCTCCGGCGTCACCGTCGCCAGCGGCGCCTACCAGCTGACGATTACCCCGGCGGACACCTCGTGCCAGGCGTTCCGCGTTTACCGCAGCGGCCTCGGCTACGCTCCGGTTGGTTCGGGCAACGCGAACCCCGCTTCATACCGCTACATCGGTTCGGTGCTGGCGTCGGGTTCGTCTCCCGTCACCTTCACGGACCTGAACACGTACATCCCCGGCAGCGAGACGGTCTTCCTGCTCGATCTCGACGAACAAGACAATGCGATCGATTTCCGCTTCCTGCTGCCGCTGACGCGCATAGAGCTGTTCGCTCAGTCGCTATACATGCCCTGGGCCGTAGCAGAAATTGGTAGCGTAAGAGTTCGCATCCCCAAGTTCAATGGGTATGTGAAGAACTATGTTCCGGATTCGACGGACTTCAATCCCTTAGCTCCGAACGCTCTCGCGACCTAACTTTCTCGGTTGCTCTCGAGCACTAAAGGCCCGCTACGTAGCGGGCCTTTTCTTTTGAATAGCTATTGCGCAAAAAGTTTCATCGTGGCATAACAGGCGTGCCCTTTCCTCCACAGAAGGGGCACGCCCTAACCTACCCGTGAGAAGAGACCTCACCGATGGCTGACCCCACCATACAAGATCCAGTTACTGACCTCAACGCTCCGCGGACCTGTCGGACGTGCGGAGAGACAAAGACCTATGCTGACTTCAGCAAGGACAGCACTACGGCAGATAAGATCGCGTGGCACTGCAAAGCGTGCCAAAAAGCTAAGAACGCCGCGAGCTATGCCCGTAACGCGGATAAGCGGAGGGCGTACGCCAACAAGCGGGCACTCGCTACGAAACCCGAGAAGGCGGCATACAACGCGGCGTACCGCGCTAAAAACCGCTCCGCGCTCGTCGAGTATGCGAAAGAGTGGCGCAAGACGCATAAGGTGGTTCGGTCGGAAGAGGCGAAGGCCCGACATCGGGAGCGCTCAAAGGAGCGGTACGCCAGCGACCCCGTCTATCGTCAGAGGATTCAAGAGCAGGCTAAGAGGTTCCGTCAAGGGAACCCCGAGAAAGTCAAAGCGTGGTTTAACGCTTGGCTCGCCAAAAACCGCAATCACATGCTGGAGTACCGCAGGGAATACCACCGCCGCACCTCGGAGGCCATGACGCAGGAAGAGAGACAGGAGCGCTGGCGGAAAAGCCGAGAAAGGAATTTCCTTCAACGGTCATTGGCGCAAGCGGCCCGTCGCTCTGAGCGCGCAGAGGTCCCCGGCGTGACGACAAACGCCGAACTCTTTTGGGTTCATAAGTGGCAGGACAACCGGTGCCTCTTTTGCTCTCGGGAGTTGCCGGAAGACCGACGCGGGAAACCGGTGGAACACATCATTCCGATCAAGCGCTTCGGGACTAACCACCCCTACAACGTCGTCCGCACTTGCGCGAACTGTAATTTTTCTCGGCAGGAAAAGATCTATAGCGTCGAGTGGAATCCTAAAGAACAATTGCCCGCGGATCGTTTCCATTCAGCCTATTGCACCGCGCAGCTTCGGAAAGCGCTTTCGGAAGCTGACGTTTCCTTTGAGAATAACGGCACCCATCTCTCGGTTGCAGGTCGGCCGGTCTTTATCCTCTCCACCTTTTGGATGAGCAGTCGAACTGCACCGATCGAGACTCTCGAGACGTTGCGGGCGAAGCACCCCACCGCCGTGTTCTTCTTTGACCACGAGTGGCGGGCGCGGCCCGACTCCCTCAAATCCGTGGTCTTAGCTAAAGCGGGGTTGTCTCCGAGCTATGGCGCACGGCAGACGGAGGTCGAGGTCCCTTCGATTGAGGAGGCGCGGGTTTTCCTGGATCAGTGGCACACGCAGGGGTTTGCCGGCGGTTCTTGGACGATCGGTTTGAAACACGCTGGTGAGTGGCAAGCGATGGCGGTGTTTCAGGACACTAAGAAGGGTTATGACCTCGCGCGCATGGCGTTTCGCGGGCACGTCTCGGGCGGCATGAGCAAACTCATTCAGGCGTTTCTAAAGGTTGCCCCCGAGAAGAAGGACATTACCAGCTTTTGCGATCTTCGTTTCGGTGCGGGGTCTGGGTACGAGGCGACGGGGTTTCGATCGACTGGGGATAGCCTGCCAGTCACTGCCTATGCGAACGTTCGCGAACTTTTTCATTGGTGGGTCGCCAAGAAGCAAAACCTTACGCGGTGGGACTACTACAACGAGAATTTGTCAGACGTGGAGAACCTTCGCGCGAACGGTGTTTTTAGGCTAACCTTGCTTCCTCGGAAAAAGTTCATCCTGACGGCTAAATAGGAGTCTCACCCCAATGCTCTACGCTATCCTCGTACCCTCTGTCCTCTACCTTCTCTGGCTTGGCTTCGAGCATCTTCGCGGTGCCTTACGCCCCCCGCCACCCCGTAAGCACCGCCCGTTCTAGCCTTGTGCCTGCAATCGCGATATGCTGCCCGGTGCTCCCACAGTCAAGGAACAGCCTCATGCGCTTCTTCGCTCTCCTCCGCCCGAACTGCCGCGTCGATAAAGCGTGGCGCGCAGCGCACCGTAACGGCGGCCAGATCGCGGGCGTTCAGTTCTCGGTGATCCCCGGCGCAGTCGTGAATGCGCTCGACGCGTCGAGGGGGACGTACCGGACGGGCGAGCTGGACGGCGATCAGGTCGCGGCGCTGCAGGGCAATCTCAGCGTCGTGATCGAAGTCACGGGGCAGGAGCTTCCGGCGAGCGTTGAGGTGCTATCGGGCGATGCGAAGCCTGCGCCCACGCCCGTCCCGACGGAGCCCCCTGTCGTCACCCCGCCGCCCGCTCCTGCTCCCACCTTGGCCTCGAAACCAACCGTCACGACCCTCTCCAGCGCCAAGCCGTCGACCATTCTCAGCAGCGGCGGCAACCCCAAGAAGGGGCGCTAAATCGTGCCGGTCAGCGTCGCCGAGCGTGACGGGAAGTTCCGGATCGTCGGCCCCGACGGTAAGATTGAGGTGACGCCCGAGGGTCACGCCCGCGACGGCGGTGGTCACGCCACGCACGAGGAGGCGGCGCGGCAGCAACGAGCGATCAATATGCACCTGGCCGAGAAAGCGCGGAAAGCCGTGCTCGACGTCGCCACCACATTAAAGGGGTCGAAGCGCATGAATGGATGGATCGGTGTTGACCTGGACGGAACGCTGGCGATTTATGACGGTTGGAGAGGGCCGGGGCATATCGGGGAACCGATCCCCCTAATGCTTGACCGCGTCAGAGAGTGGCTTGCGGCGGGTCAGGAAGTGCGGATCGTCACGGCGCGGGCGTCCATCAAGGAGCAGATCCCGCCGATCGAGCGCTGGCTGGAGGAGCACGGGATCGGCGGCCTCAAAGTCACGAATGAGAAAGATTTTGGCATGCACGAACTTTGGGACGATCGAGCGGTTCAAGTGATCCCGAACACCGGACGTCGCGCCGACGGTGGTAAATAATGGCCCTCAACCCCGGTGGCGCCGCACCCCCGACAGTCCCGGACACAGCACTGTGGCTGTGGGATACGAGCGGCCAGACGCCTGTCGTCAGCGGCTATCCGATTGGTAACGGCGTCTACGCGCCGACTAAGACGGGGCTGACGCCGCAGGATCTCCAGAACTTCGTCGGGGTGCCGCTCCAATACTACGGGAACCCGCCGGTTGCGGTCGCTTCGGGGGATATCCAGAATTGGATCAGGTACGCGGAGGATATGGTCGAGCAGGAGACATCGATCTTGCTGTGCCAGACATGGGTGGCGAGTCCGCCAGCGTTGTCTCCCGCTGACGTGCAGGCACAGGGGCTGATCGTCAATACGAACTCGGGGATACAGGAACTCGGTTTTGATTACGATTTGGAAGATTTTGGGTACGATTTCGTTTTTAATAGAGCACAGGATGAAGGTTGGAGCGCCCAAGTCCTTCGGTACCATCCTTTAAAATCGACCGCCTATAACACGGCAAGTGGCGCAGCAACCATGGGAACTACCGCAATAAAGAACTGGTGTTTTATCTATCCTTTGCTTAACACGTTTTTTCGAGTTCCACCGTCTTGGATAATTGAAGATCGCGATTTTTCATACTGCAGGCTGGTCCCGAGCACCAACGTGCAAATGCTTCCGTTGTTCGCTATGCAACTTGCCTTTATGGGATTCGCAGAATCGGTCCCAGGGTGCCACCATATCCAATACACTGCGGGTTTGACTCAAGTAGACTATCAAACTCGATTTAGCTTCATGAAAGAGCTAGTGCTGGCGACGGCTTCGATTACTGCGTTGTCTTCCATTCAAGGAACTATTAATTTGGGTGCAGAGGGAGTAAACACGATCGTTGACGGGCTACAAGTACAGTTTAAATATCCCTCCGCGGGTCCATTTGCGGGGCTGATTTCGCAACTTACCAAACGACGAGAACTCCTCCTAAAAACTGCCAGAACCAAGGTGTCCGGGCCTATGATGAACACTCTGTAAGAGTTTTCTTCTTTCGGTTCAACGCGCCTTGTCGAATTCGCTCTACTTGCTCCGGTGTTCTCTTTCTCCCGATATTACAGACACGGAGAATCGCGGCATGCTCGGGGCTACGCGGCTGCCGGCTATAGAGACGGGGAACACCTTTTTGCTTTGCCGCAATCTTTTGTTTAGCTTCTTCGGTATGGTGCGATCCGCGCCAGGAGTCATGGAGTGCTTTCGCACGTTCTTCCCCGATCGGGCGCCCGGTGAGCTTCTGGCGCACGATCTCAAGGCAAGGGCGCCCCGTTAAGGCAACGCTGATCTTGGCGCGGTGCTCGGCGCTTTTTGGGACGCCTTTCTGCCAAGCGGATCTTTTAGCGCGTTCTTCGTCCGTTACTGTTCGTGCGCGAGCCGCTTCGAGCATTTTCTTCGCCCACGCAATCCGTTCGTCTAGCGGGACGCGGAGTCGAGCTTCTGAAAGCGCCGCCCGCCACTCAAGTGAAAGTTTTCGGCCTTTGCGCGCTGCCGATTGGCGTTGGCGCAATTCGAGTGGCGCTTTGAACCCGCTGATCCCTTCTCCGCCATCCGTCCCGTTCGTGAGCGGCCCGTTCGGGTAGCGCCCATACATCGCGATGTACGCTTTTTCAAGAGCGCAAGCATCTGCGTCAGAAATTCCTTCGATGAATTTCTTTTTGGGGAGGTGCCCGAGTTCCGCAACCACTAAATTTATGATGCGGTTCTTGTGGGGGTTTCCCGAGGCTCTCCGGGCTAGGCGCTCGTGCTTCTTCCAGCGGCCGCCGTACCCTTTGCCGACGTAAAAGATTTGAGTGCAGGCGGCATCCCGATAGAGGCCGTACACGTAATGGACTTTCGGTTCTTCGACGGGTAAGGTCACTTCAGCCATTTCGAGACTGTCCTTCTCGTTAGCGGTCAGGGGCGGCGAGGTGTTGACGCATCTCGTCGTTCCGTCATCCCATCAACCGTATTGCGCCGACACAAGAGCCCGTCTCCGCGAGTAGACAGGCGCTCCGCCCTGCGGTAATCTAAGATCTCGCGTCCCGCTGATTGACTCCCAGCGGTTGATGCTTGAGGCGGTCGAGTGCCCGCAACACTCGACCGCCTCGCCCACTTCCCGCCGATAGAAGGATCGACGCCAGATGACCGGTCCCCCGCAGCCCACGACCTACCTTCCGGCGCTGCAGAGCATGAACCCGTACATGCTTCCGCCGGCTGCTTTCGAAAACCTGATCAGCGCATACGGCATCCGCATCTCGTGGTGCCGCGCCCACGCGTGCCCCTGTGTCTACGGCGGACCCATCCCCGGTTCTCCCGATACGCAATGCCAAACCTGTGGCGGCCGCGGCGTCTATTGGGACCAACCGCTCGGCCCGTTCCAGGGCTTGATCACGCTCGTTCACCGCGGTCCGACGCCAGACGAGCCCGGCTCGATCGTCGACGAGAACCAGGGCCTGGTGGTCAATGGCGAGCCGACCTTGACGATCCCCCACAATGGGCCGTTCGCTGGCCAGAATACGATCTGGGCCGAGGCGGGGATTAACGACCTATTCATCGAGATCGACGCGGTCTCGCGGTTCAACGCGCAGCTCCAGGTCGGTGTGCGGACACAGGTGCCGTATCAGTCGAATTTGACGATCGCACCGAGCGGAGCCGTCCAGGTCTATGATGCTGTCAATCACGTGGTAGTAACGGGGGTCAGCTATACGGTAAGCGGGGCATCCGTTATTGTCTCGGGATACCCGACCGGCACCAATTTTATTTGCGACTTCACCGCCGCGCCTTGTTACGTCGGTTACCGAGTCGCCGGCATGCCGGCGCACGTTCGGCCGTTCGGGCAGTTGACTTTGCCACGCCGGTTCCGTCTGCAAACCCTCGACCTGTGGACGCGCGCGACGGGGAATGGGAACGTGCCGCACGTTTGATCTCCGTTGACGGCCGTCGTGGAACGTAATACGTTTGCGGGATTGAGGGAGATAGGAGTCAACATCATGAATGAAGAAGCGGAGTTTTGGCGTTGCGCAGCCTTACAGTATGAAAGATCAATTGGCGAAGCGCTATTTCATTTAAAGGGCGATAGGCCGCTGCATGCGGCAGAAGTGCTGAAAGATCGGAAGATGATCGAAGCGGCGCTGATTAGGGCAGACGCGGGGCAGGATCTTATTGAGAGGGCTAAATCCCTTGCTGAAAATATAAGTCCGGACTATCTAGGCAGAAAATGGTTGGAGTGCGTATCGCCTTTCGGGTACGGGGACCCGGAATATTCGGCCAAGCTCCTCGTGTTAGAGGGATCTCCCCTCCGGTCGTTTATTCTCTACAAACCGGCGAACGCGGGGTTCGGCACTGGTCCTGACGAGGCCGTCATACTCTCGATGACTTTTGAGGTAGTCGGACGCGTAGGGCGACAAGTCCTGAGCCCGCAATCGACCGGCCTGAAAGTGTGGTCGGCGAGACGGAAAGCTTAGTCAATGGGAGACATTGAAATCGTGCTAGCCCCCGACGTGTCGAGAGAGGACTTCCGAGAGTGGGTAACTCAGTTCCTGACGTGGGCCTCTAGTGACGAGAGGGTCCCGCCCGATCTGAGGGGATACTGCGCGCAGGCAGTCAGTAAGCGAATGGCGGAGGAGGGGCGTCTCAACTAGCGTAAATCGGTTGAGAGAGGTATCGTAGCTTCACCGACGCGGAATTGGCCGCGTTGAATCTTGCGCGGAGTCAATCCAGTGGCAGACCCCCTCCTGGCGCGGTTCACGGCGTTTTCCCGCTCCGAGAAGTATCAGGTTCGAAAAAGCCTAGCTGTGCTTCGTGAGATCATGGATTGCGCTGACGCTAAAACCGAAACGCGCTTGCACGCCGCCGAGTCCCTTTTGCCACGGGCACATCCCGATTCCGCTCACCACAAGGCGGCGGTGGCGTTTATCGCAACGGTGAAAGCGAGGTATGATGCCTAACACCGTCTACACCGTCCACACGAACCTCGACCCGCAGGCTTTGAGTGCAGTCGGTCTCGAGGTTTTCCGCATGTGGATCGCCTTCGCCGCCGGCCAGGAAACCCTCAACGGCTTCCGCATCGAAAACCCGACCGGCCGTTACGCGGCGAGCATCGAGTACAAGCAGGTCGGCGAGGCCCAGGTCAGCATCGTGCAGCACGAGGACGTCGCCCCCGAAGGTGCCTTCCTCGAAGAGGGCACGAAGGAGATCGACATGCTCGCGGCAGGCTCCCCGTGGGTGGGACGCCGCATCCCGATGCACCGTGGACGACCAGGGCAGTTCGGCAGCCAAGGCAACTCGGTCCCGAAGAACTCTCCGGGCACGATCAAGCAAGCGCGCAAAATGAAGCATATCTGGGTCGAGGCACGAGGCGACAGCGGCAGCGTGCTGGTTCCCCGATCGCGCGCCGAGGTGCGGCCCGGAGCGCGGAACACGAGCGGCACCGGGCCTGCCTGGACGATCCCCGCTATGCCTGCGTACTCGCCGGCCGGAACGCTGGCGGATCTCGCGGCTCGCTACGCCGCGTTCGGGGGCGGGTGATGAGCAGCATCAAGAGCTTGCTCGTTCCGACCGGCGGGGCCATCTCGTTTAGTATCGTCTCAAGCGGTACGACGACTTTCTCCCGCGCCGTGTCGGGCGTCGGCGGCCTTGGCTCTTTCACGCAGCTTTACAGCGGCGGCCCAATCCAGACGTACGTCGATACCGGTGATATGCTTCCCGCGCCGCTCGATCCGACGCAGCTTTACGTCTACCAGATGGTCGACGCGAACGGTACGCTGACCACGCCGCCGATCCAGCCCTATGTGGCTTTGAACCTCCAGCAAGAGCCGCTTCTCGCTCTATTGATACGGCTCCTGCAGGCAGGCGTCACGAACCTCATCACTCCGACCGGCGTCCAGCCGTGCCAAGTGCTTCAGGCGATGCCTCTCGTCGGCTTCCCGCCTATGCCGTTCATGGTCGTCAATATGGACCTCATGCAGCAGGCGGAAATCCCGATCGGCCAGTCGGCGGAAGCGGTCGACATGAACGGCAATTGGACGATGACGGGATTTGCTCGCCGTGTCTTTCGCATCTCCGTGCTTGCCCAGAATACGACGGACCGGGATTTCTACCGTGATGCCTCGATCGGGATTTTCGAGAGCATCATTAAATCGGTGCTGACCCCTCTTGGCCTGGACGTCCGCCACCGCTACCAAGCGGCCGCCGGCCAAGTCGCGAATGATAACATGGGCCAGAGCCCCGGCTTTTATTATGCCGACGTCATGTGTACGTTTGAGGGCACATTTAACATCCTGATCACGCCTCAGTATGGCTTGATGAACACGATCACCTTCACCGGTACGCAAGCCAGCGACGGCAAGACCGTTATCTCGACTACCGCGACGGCATAACGTAGCTACTAGCCGCTTTTCCGAGCGCTATGTTACTGTGGGCCGAAATCACACAAAGCAAGGGTTTCGTCGCTATGGCCGCCAAATCTGACATCCCTTCCGAGCCTGACGACTTCCCCGTTCCGCTCGGGGTGTTCCTGAACACGTTGGTCGGAACACATGACGAGATCTGGATCAAGGCTATGCAGATCGCTCACGGCGACAAGAAGCGCACAATGGCGGAATTCGCCGCGCTGCTCGCCACCCTTCGTTCGACTCCGGTGTAAGGGATAGGTTCCGATGCCCAATCTTGACATCCCTTTCCAGGGTCAAACGCTCGTTAAACCAGGTGCGTACTACGCCGACAACGTCTCGGCGGTCGCCTCTTCGAACGCCACGCCCGCGCCCCCGCTGATCTATCTCGGCAACGGGTACGGGCAGAAGCCGCAGACCGCCGTTACCTACGGCTCGTCCCAGGCCCTCCTCGCCGCCTTGCGTGGCGGTCCGGCCTCCGGATACGTTCCGTTCCTATACAGCCCCTCGGGGCAGTTGAGCGGCGCGCAGCAAGTCACCTTCGTGAATGTCAGCGAGAACACCCAATCGGCTTTGACGCTCTACTCAGGCACCTCGGGCCTGATCAATCTGACCTCGACGAATTATGGTCTGCCGTCGAACCTCCTTTCCGCGTCGGTCGCCGCGTCCCCTGTGTCCGGCAAGACGATCACGCTCTATGACAATTACGCCAACACGAGCCTCGTCGGCACGAACCTCGGCGTCCCGTTTGCGCTCGCGTACACGGGTGCCGCGACCGGCGTGACCTATACCGTGACGACGGTGAGCGGCTCGTCGACGCAATTGGCGATCACCAGTCCGAACGCGGGAGAGTCGCAGACGATCCCGCTCAGCGCCGGCACATTCGCGACGGTCGAGGCGGTCGTCAACTTCCTCAACGGGACGGGGTACTACTCGGCCTATACCTTCAGTAATGCGGCGTTGCCCTCGACCAGTCTTGATGCCGCGTCGGCCGTCGCACTGTCCAAGCCCGTCTCCGGCGTTAATCAATATGTCGGCGTTACGGCGACCCTCGGCGACCCGATCTTCTGGGTTAACCAGTATGCCCAGCTTTATGCGACGGCGGCCCTCTATACCAGCGGAACAGTGTCAAGTCCGGCTTCGGGTTTGTCCACGTTGGCTCCGACGCTGTTCTCGGGCGCTGCGAACGTCCCTCCGGCGCTCTCCGACTATGCCTCCGGCTTCAACCTCGCGCTGACCTTGAACGGGTCGGTGATCTTCGCCGACAGCAATGCCTCGGGCGTCGTCGCTCTCGGCTCGCAGCATTCCGTGACAGCCAGTAGCCCCGCGCAGGGGCATTGGCGCCGGTTCTTCTCGGGCTCGTCGATTGGCGACTCGGTCACGAACGCTATTACGGCCGCGCAGTCCTGCAACGCGATCTCGGCGACTTACGTGTACCCCGGCATCTACCGGACCAGCACGACGACCGGCCTCAACACGCTCTATGGTGGCGTCTATGCGGCAGCGGCTGCCGCGGGTATGGCGGCGGGAAACCAAGCGTCCCTCCCGCTGACCAATAAGGCGTTGACGGGTAATGGCGTGGAAGTCGCGCTGACGGTCACGCAGATCGATCAGCTTCAGCAGGGCGGCGTTATGCCCATCGGGCTCAGTTCGGCCGGCGTGCCTTCGATCATCTCGGACTTTACGACTTGGCAGAATGACGCCAACCCCGAGAACGTCTTCAACCAGCAGGTCGCTTGCCGGTATTATGCCGCCTACACGTTGCAGGCTGCTCTGCAGCCCTACGTCGGCACCGTCTCGTCGCCGCTGAATGAGGTTCTTGTATTGCGCGCCGCGCAGACGGCCCTCAACGGTCTGGTCTATTCGCAGAATAACGTCAATGGCGTGCTGGCGTCCTGGAACCCGGCGACCCTGCAGCTGGTCTATACCGGCGCGACGCAGACCGCCGCGGTCTCCGTCCAGGTGCAGTTGGTCGGCCAGAACCGGTTCATTACCATGCTGGTCGGGATTCAGCCGCTGAACTTCACTACCACGATTTCCACTCAGTGACAGCGTTCGGAGCGAGATAACCATGCCCGCATTTAGCCCTACCCAGATAAATCCGAACAGCCGCACTGCGAACATGGCCCTGATTCTCGTGGGGGATCAGCCCATTGCGTTCGCGCAGACGGTCAACCACAGTCTCGAGTACGGCGCCGAAAGCTTTTACGGCATCGGCAGCGCGAAGCCGCAGGAGATCCAGCAGCTCCGCAACAGTATGCAGATCACGATCGACAATTTCGATCTGACGACGAACGGCATGGCGCTGATCCAGGACAACGATACGCCGCTGAGTTCGATCCTCTCGAACAACTCTCTGAATATCTCCGTGGTCGACGGCATTACCAACGTCTCGCTGTTTACCTATGTCGGCTGCGTGTCGACGACGTTCAGCCAAGCGATCTCGGCCAACCAGCCGATTACCGACGCGTACACCTTTCATGCCCTCGACGTGCTCGACCAGACCGGTCAGTCGATCCTCAACGGACCGAATGCGTTCTCCGTTACAAACTAAAGAGTTGAAGCCAGGAGTCATTAAATGCCGGAACTTTTCCAAGATGAAATCACCGCCAGTTTCGGCGGCGACGACTTTATTTTCTCGATCCCCTCGCTCCATGACGAGATCCGCGTCGGTCTGCGTTCAAAAGCGCTTCGACAAGAGTTGGTCGGAGCGGGTGAGGACTCAAGCGAGTACGGCCTCGACGATTGGACAACCTACCTTCTCCGCGCCAGCGCGACTTTTGAGGTGCTTCTGAAAAAGGCATCCACGAAATGGCCGTTTACGCCAGGCGCGGCCGGCCCGGTCGTCGACTCCAGTAAGTTCCCGAAGAATAAGGTCGGCGACGTGGTCGCGATTTACCGGAGGTATCTCGACGAACTAGCCACGTTTCGCGAGGGAGGGTCTCCCGCAAAGCCCGTTGGCGAGGAAGCTGTGGCGGATCAGTCGAATCCTCCAGAAGTCCCCGTTTGACCCCGAGATACTGGGTCTCAACGAGGCTCAACTCGACTTTATCCTAGAGAGCTACGCGCGGGATAACCCGGAAGAGGGTACGTTCGTGCGCGCTGGCTCGGTAACGCCGCTTACACAGGTTCAAGAGGCAGTGCGGTGGGAGTCGGTCTTGGTGGGTCGCGCGCACGATGCTATGATCGGCCCGATGATGCCGTCACGGGCAACTCTTGATGCGCTGAAGCGGCTGGAGCGGATGTCGAAGCCGCACTTGCAGGCCGGCCCTGGGAAGAAGGCGTAGATCATGCCGACAATCAACATCACGGGTTCGGGCGCGGGCGGCGGGAAACCTCCTTCCGGCAACGACGACACGAAAGCGCTTATCGCCGCGATCAAGAAGCTCGACGCCACGATCCAGAAGTCGATGACGGGTCGTACCGCGGGGTCAACTGTAAAGCCCCCTGCCCCCAGCGTGGTTGCCGCTTCAGCAGACGTCATAATGGCGGACCTTCGGCGACAAGCCGAGCAAGATAACAAACTCTTCAATATGCGTAAATCGGCCGCTCAGCGGGAGTCCGCCAAGAAGGAGGCCGACCAGCGCAAGACGGCAATGCAGGCGGAGAAGCTGGCTCAGCGGGAGTCCGCCAAGAAGGAGGCCGACCAGCGCAAGACGGCCGCCCGCGAGGAGCGGATGGCGCAGAAGGCAGCGGATCGTGCGGAGCGAGACAGCCAGCGCGCGTATTCGCGAGCATACCGATCGCGGAACGCAGGCGCCGCAGCGGCAATGGCCGGCGAGATGGCACCCGAGGGCGCGTTCCGCTCCCCTCGCGCCCTACGTGCTTGGCAGAACTATCGGAGCATGGGTCGCGCCGGCCAACGCGCATTCGCACCAGGTCTCGGCGGCTCCCTTATGCGTGCGGGCGGCGTAGCGGGCGCGACTATCGGCGCGGCGATCGAGGCCCCACTACTGCCCGGTCAGATCATGAACGGCATTCTTTCGACCGCTCAGCCCGCTATCGATCTGACTAAAGGTACCTACGCGCTCGGTCGTGCCGGTGGCTTCTCAGGCGCTGGGCTATTTAACACGCTCTATCCCGGCACTGGTACGACCCGAGGCACCGAATGGATGACCGACAACATGCTGACGGCGCCCAAGGTGCTGGAGAGTATGGCGCAGTTCGGCATCGCCCCGCGTAGCGCTGGCCAGACCAAGGACATGGCGATTGCCTTGGCGCAAGCGGGGCTCTCGGGCGGCTTTTCGGGTATGGGCGCGGGCACGGTGGAGAAGCTTGCGCGCCAGGGCGTCGGTTATGGCGCGGCGCCGAATTCAGCGGCGGGGATCTCGGCATTCTTGGCCCCCGTGGAAGCGACTTTGTCTGACGCCGTGGCCAAGGGCATGGATCGGACTAAGGTGCTCGCCAGCATTCAAGACAGCCTGGATCTTATGGCGCGCGCGGGCGGTATCGGGGCGTCCTCTAACTCGGCGCTCGACTTGATCAACAAGCTGATGCAGTCGGGCACGGCGGGCGGTCGCACGGGGGAAACCGCTGTTGGTTTGCAGGCCACCGGGGCTGCGTTTGCGCGAAACCCTTCCTCGTCTCCTGTCGCTCAGTTGATGATCTACTCTCAATTGCATAAATACGGGATGCTCCAAGATGAGAAAGGCGTGCGAGCGTTCTGGGGTGATAAAATTAACGCGGTACTGGATAAGACCCCCGCAGTTCGCGACCGGATGATTAAAGACATCACGCGCATAGCGCGCACGACTGGTGCAGGGGCAGCGATGAATGCCGCGATAGAGGCGGGGGACGGGATAGACCCCTCCCGCCCTAAAGAAATCGCATATCAGGGCGTTCGCGAAGGGGGAACTCCTGAGGAGTGGCAAACGACGGTACGGGCGCACATGTTCGGGGATGTAACCCCAGACATATACGCGCTAGATGCCGGGACCGCGGCAGGGCCGGCGACTCCCGAAGGCCGTAAGTCGTCTCCGCACTTCACCGAGACCGCCGCCATCTACAAAGCGCAATTGAAAAACGCGGGCGTCCCTGACGACGTGGCCGCGGCGTTGATTGCCGCCGGCCAAGCGAAGAACGTCAACCCGATGCTACTCGCTTCGATCGCTAAGACCGAGTCTGGGTTCCGTCAAACCGATGCGCTTGGAAATCCCCTTTACAACAAGCCTAAGAAAGGCCGGAAAAGCAGCGGGGCGGTCGGTCTCATGCAGGTCATGCCGATAAGCGGGTCGGGTCCGAGCGACTGGAAGTATGCGGCGGGGGCACGAGACAACCTAGAGCTGAACGCGATGGAAGGGGCCGATATCTTCGCTAAGAAATTGGCGCGCAGGCACGATGACATTCGCGGAGCACTTCACGACTATGGCGGGTTTGACCGCGTTAGTGACGCCGACTACCAAAAGAAAGTTCTCCGAGATTTTCGCGGCAACGAGGACCGGGTGAACATCCCCTCTAAGATCGCTGACTATGAAAACGGCGCGTCCCAGAAGACCATCGGGGGCGCTAATTTCGCATTAAATAATTTTGTACCTGCCGCTCAGAAGCTCACGGACGGTATGGAGCACGCGGGAGATGCGGTTTTGGCATTTGCTAAAAAAGTTGAATCAGCGACTAAGAGCTTCGACGCGTACCAAGCTACTCGTACTACGCGGGGGGGAATATTCGAGGACGGGGACGTCGGCCGCGCTCAAGCAATGAAGTGGGGGTTGAATACCGGATCTCGCGCTAATGCGTCCCCCACCCCCGGTGGTCAGTAATCGTGGCCTCCTATCCCGTCGCAATTCCGCAGTGCTTCGTCGACATCTATACCTACGAGGGCAATACTTACTCGCTGCAAGGCGCTCAGGTGAGGGCGGTCGTCGTGACTAAGAGCATCGACCCGCAAGCGGACACGGGGACGTTCGCGTTAACGCTAGCGCCGGGTGGCCCGAACGGGGCTAATCAGATACCGTCTTGGTCAGATGTCATCACGCCTATGTCACTGGTCGTTATCGGGATGCGGCGGGGGACCAACGCGGCGATCACGATGTTGGGCGTCGTGCGAGCGGTTGGTGAAAACCAGGAGTGGCCGGTTGATCGCCCCGGCGCTCCAGTTGATCGGCAGATCCTGATCACCGGGTTCGACTTTTCCTACTTCTATACGATGTTTACCTACTACTCCCTTTGGTATCTCGGCGCGACCGGAGTTGGAGTCTCCGCGCAGACCCCGTCTGAGGGTTTGCCTACACAGCTCGGCGCGTCATACCTCATCGGCGATCCGGGGCAAATCGCCGCCGCTTGGTTTGAAGGCATCATGGCGGGATCTATCGGCGTTCTGTCGCGTAGTTTCGTGCCGTTCCAAGGCGGAAAAATATTTTTCGGTACGGCGATGGCGCGGGTCATAGAGACCTACGACGTGATGGTTCCCTACGGGGAGTATTTCGTCGGTACAGAGGGGTCGTGGATCGACAAGTACCGACTTATGCTGCCTTTCCCCTTTTACGAATTTTTCGTAACCACTTCGCCAACCACGGGGGGAACGACCTCTTACGAAGACCCGGAAGGTGTGAATTATGCCGACAATAGCTCGGGTTACGCCTTCACAAGTAAGGGTCTCGGCTCTTCTATTACGGCGTCTCCGGTAATGGTCGCTCGGCGCAACCCGGTGCCTGCGTTAACCGCGCAGATAGAAAACGGGGTTGCGAATTTCAACGGTATCGACGCAACAGCTTGGCGCAAACTCACAGTCAATCAGCTTGATCTCGGTGGGTTTGTTTCATCCCAAGTCAGTTTTGATGAAAGCCAAGTCCATAACCTGTACGTTATTAACCCAACGTTCGGGACGGCCTTAAACGGTGGCAGCAATTCTAGCATCATACCCTACGTTATGACGGCGGGAGGAGCGGGAGACGCGGCGTCTATCCACAGGTATGGACTGCGGCCAGCGTCGATCGAGACGCATTGGCAGTGCGACCCGACCGGTCAGTTCGCCCAATTGAACGAGAGTAGTCCAGTCAATAACTTCATCCTTGGTGCTACTCTCCTGGCTCGATACGCGAGCTATTGGCATCCCACCCCTCTCATGGCCAAAGCTACCGTAACAACGTGGCTTCGGCCCGACATCCTTCCCGGAACGATCTTCCGTTACAGCCCGTTCAAAGGCGATGTGACGTGGGACTTCTACGTTACGGGCGTTACGCATCGGTGGGTATTCGGCGGCCCGTCCGTGACGCAACTCACGCTCGAACGCGGATTGCCGACGAGCGTCTATGCCGATAACAACCTGCTCTACAATATCCATCTCGGCAACGCGACGAGGGTCGGTTCGACCTACACCGTTGGTCTGCCGTATGACTCGTCACCGACGCTACAAGCGATAGCGCTCGGTAACTTCCAGGACTTCCTCTCGAACATCGCTTCAGTCTATTCCAAACCCCAGGCTCCTTGACGTTCGGATCGGCGGCGGACACAATAACTGTTCTGTCAGATTAAGGCGGGCATACAATGAACTCCGAGTCACTCTCCCTTCCCGAAGTCATTCGCTTCACCCCCGATCAGGTCATCGACCCGCGCGGCCGCTCCTGCGAGGTGCGGATTCCCGACGTCTCGTTTTCTCAGTCGCGGGTGTTCAATTCGGTTCCTTGGTCGCTCCACGGCATTTACAGCAACGGCGCGGGGCGGTTGGTGCGCTGCTTGAGCGGCAGCATTTTCCTCGCCGCCGTCGATTTGCGCGACGACTCCGCCACCTACCTCCAGAGCACGAACTGCCGGATTGACGGCACTACGCAGCAAGCGGTGTGGGTGCCCCCCGGTTTCGGCTACGGCTTCCTGGCTGACGAGCAGGGCGTCACGGTGCTGGTCGAGCAGACCGAACCGAGCGTCGATCAGATCACCAACTGGAATAGTCCGTCACTGAGCATCCCGTGGCCGCTGATGCGGAACATGAAAGTCATTACGCCTATTCTCTCCAACCAGGATCGGGCCGCGTGATGGTTACAGGTGTCGTCAAATGGTACAACGCCGCCAAAGGCTACGGCTTTATCCTGCCGGACCTTCGCGTTAACGGTGGCGGCGACGTGTTCGTGCATGCGTCGGCGGTCGAGGAGACCGGCCTCGATACGCTCGTCGAGGGCCAGAAGATCGGTTTCGACATCGGAACGTCTGCCCGCACCGGGCGTAGTTGCGCCGTCAACTTGAAAGCGATCTAGTTATGGGGGGCATCCCGCTCCTGACGGTCGGGCAGGTTTACGCTCATGCGCCCGATAACGGCGGCGTGCGGGTAATCCTCCGGTCGTCAGGGCAGGACCCCGGCTACGTCGTCCGTATGGGGTACGTGGGACCGGCGGACACGCTGCGGATCAGGCAGCGCCCGTTGCCGACGCGCGGCTCCTGGGGGCTCATCGCGTTCCCCTACGGCGATATCCGCAACGGCGTGTGGATCTGCACGATCTTGCCGAGTTTGGCGGACGCGCTCACCTCTACGGCATCCGGCGTCTCAGATCTCGACCCCTTCATCGACTATGAGTCGCACTATAGCGGGTTCTGGAAAATGCTCGACGGGCTCGGCCAGTTGTCGATGCAGTTCCCGGATGGCAGCAGCTTCGTGGTCGGATCTGGGACGGCGTTACCGACGACCTACCGCCACACGGTGACGTCAGGGAACGTTCGAGAGAAAATCCCCTTCGTGACAGCAGATCGGATACCGAACCCTCCGTCGCCCTACGCGCTGACGCTGGCGATGAAATCAGGTGCTACGATCTCGGTGGATGCCAGCGGGAACACCTCTGTTTCAACGGTTGGCAATATCTCGGCGATTGCCTCGGGTACCGCTTCGATTACGGCGTCCGGTAACGTAACGGCGGTATCCGCTTCCGGTTCCGTTTCTTTGACAGACGGAAAAGGCTCCAATTTCACGCTGAGTAACGACACAAATGGGTCGGCAACAATGGCGGGAACCCTCACCTTGGCCTGCAATGTGGTTGTTACGAAGACTCTTGCCGTGAGCGGGGCAGTGACCGGTAGTAGCACCGCAGTCTTCACCGGCAATGTGACGGGTCAGGGTACGTCACTTCACACGCACACCCATAATGTTTCGGGCGTTCAGACTGGTGGATCGACGCTTCCGACCACCTCGCCGAACTAATAGCTTGCCGCCGCCCTCCGATGCTAGGATACCGGCATGAGCACCTACCTCCGTCCTACGCCGAACACTAGCCTCAAATCCTCATCTCTGTCGGCTTATGCGACAGGGGTCGTGGTCAACGCGCGCTATGCACTCGACGCCTGGGCGATCTCAGGATCGGCGATGGTGCAGACGCCAGTATCAGGTGCGGTCGGTGCGTCTGGCATCGGCAGTCTCGTCTCGTGCTCGGATGGCGCGTCGGGTGAATGGATCGCTCAAATCGCCGGCTCGGTGGTCCGTTACGCTTCGGGCGGCGCGGTGACGGCATATTCGATGCCGACGTCCGCCGCGCTTACCGGGGCCGCTTACAGCGCTACTCAAAGCGCCCCCTATTTTCTCAGCGCGAACGGAGCGCTCTCGACGATCTCGGGCGCTGTATCGGCCGCCGTAGGGAGCGGCTTCGGTGCGTCGGGCTTTGCGCTTGCCACCTCAGGGTCCACCCTATTCGCGCTGCTCCCTGGCACGCCCGCGCTCGGAACGTTCTTGTTCGCTACGGCGACGACGGGTACGAGCGGTTCGATCGCGGCTCCTATCAGCGCGCCGTCCTGTCTGGCGGCAATCTCCGGTTTCGTCGCGGTTGGCGGCTGGAACTATGCCGGTCTCGGCTCCGGCTTCACCAGCATGGCGATTAGTCCGGCTACGTTTTCCTCCTTGATCGGCGCAACTCCTTCAACGGGCCGCGTAAGCGCGTGGGGCGTCACGACGGGTAATACGTGGGCGCTTACAAGCGTCGCTTCCGGTCTTGGCGCACCTAACTATGTCGCCTGGATGCCGAGCGGCCTCTACGCCCTAGCCTCCGACCCGACGAATGGCACGCTCTATAATTTCTCCTATTCACTCGGGACGCTGACGCAGATCCAATCTTTGGCTATCGCGGGCGCCGGCCCCGTGGCGATGCTTCCCGACAACATCCACGGGTTGCTATGCAGGACCGCGGCCAACCAAGCATTGGCGTTGACTTACGCCGGCAGCGCAGTGTCTTCCGGTACCGGGTTCGCGATCACGGCGCCTACCTCGATCGCTTATGCAGGAACGTCGGGCCAAATTCTAATCGGGTGCGCTTCGGGACTGGCTCTCGCCACTATCAATGTGAGCGGAGTCTGGTCCGTGACGGCCACCGGGTCGGTCGGCTTCACGCCGTCGTCGCTGTTCGTGGATGCGTCCGGCAACGCCTACTGCGCTGCCACGTCGGGGGCTTCCGGGCTTTATGCCATCGCGACGTCGGGTCTCGCTCTGGTCGGCTCTGGGTCATTCGCGGGGTCGGCGGTGGGTATCGTTTACCAGCAAGGTCAAACCCTCGTAGCCGACGGCGTCAACGCGGTCGTGCGGGGCTTCGGCCCCCGAGGGTCGGTCTACAGTCAATACGCTTCCGCTGCTGCGCCTGCCGGCCTCGCCTCGATCGTGCTGAATGCTTTCGAAGGATCGGAGCAAGACATTTTTGCCTCCGGTACCTCGACGACCTACCAGCTTAGCCTCACCGCCCCCTATTACGCAGATCGCGTTCGACAAGGGGCGGTATCCGTCTACGCATCGGGCGCCTGGACGAATTATGTGCTGCCGGTCGATATCCTTCCCGAGGCAATTGCCTGGAACCCGTCAGGCAATTTGTCCGTCTATATGCTGACCAACACGCTCTATACCTTTTCATCGGGCTTGGCGCTCATCAGCTCCGGGACAGTCTTGCAACAGCCGAGTATCGCGCAGACGACACCGATCGGCGTCTCCAACCTTCTGTGGCAGAACGGTTCGCTTTACGGCTCGACAGGGCTCAATGACTCGTTGGTGCAAATCCAATGACGACCACCAGCAGCTTCCAGTCCTTCTCGACCCGCCCCGTGCTCAATACGCGGCTGGCTCTCTACGCCCTGTCGATCCGGTCGCCGGGCGGCGCCGCCTATCAAACCTATACCTTTCCGATCTCCCCAGCGTCATTGGTCAAGGAGTATTCCGCCCTCACGAACTCGTTTGACGTGGCCGGCACGCCGCAGCAGAACGGTGTTCAGCGGACAATTGATACTTACGGAATCACTCCGGTTTCGTACCACCTCGACGGAACGACGGGTTGGCAACAGCATTCGACGGATGGCTTCGTCGCGACGGGCATCGAGTCGATCCTCCAGCTCGAACAGATGCTTGCGCTTTATGCTCAGTTAAACGCAACTGCCGTCGCCGGTAATCAGCCGCTCTACACGCTGGAGTTCTTCGATTACTTCCTGAACGATTTCTGGCAGATCGAACCGATGGGGCGCCAAGAGTTCCGTCAGTCTCGCGAGCGGCCGCTGGTCGTGAATTACTCGCTGCACTGGCAGGGAGTTCGCGACCTATCCGCGCCCGCCGGCCCGTCCTCGACGACTACGCTATTTGATTCGAGTTCAAGCAGCGTAGGCACCACTGCGGCCGCAACATCCTTCCTCGAGACCGGATACGCTGATAACACGCCGGGTGCGCAGGCGCTCCAAACCACCTATGGCGTCCCGAGTAGCCAAGCGGTGTCTGCCGGCGCATTTACAGGAGCGGCGACCGGATGACCACCCCCATCTTCTCAGGATACTCCGGAGCCGTGTGGCAGTCGGTCTATGCGAGCATTTGCTACTACCAGGCTCAGTTGACCGCTCCTCAAGCCTCAGCCAATCCCGCGTCCGTCATAAGCCTGTCGGAAGTCATGCTCCAGACTTTGCTCAACGCGGACGATGCGATCGTCGCCAGCGCGATGGCGGCCGCTTGGGCAGTTGAATCCACCCATCTCACTACCGTCTCGACTTTCCCTCTTGGCTCGATCTCGCCAGTCAACGCCTCTTTCTTCAACAACCGTCTGGCCTCCTACGACGCAGCTACCCCGGCACTCACGGCCATCGTCCCAGCCACGAGTTCGTTCTTGAACCCGTTCCAGGGGATAGCTAACGGAATCCCCGCCATCCCGCCGTGCAATCTTCTCGGCTTCTTCGCGGCGTTTAATTACGAAACCCCGCCGGTCGGTCTGAACGCGGCGAACTTCGCGGCGCAGGCGCAGGGCGTGGCGAGCGCGTTCGCTGCGGTAGCGGTCGCCGTCCAAATTTTCCAAGGAGTGTTCCCTACCCAGGCGTACGATACCGTTACGCAGGAGGAGAATGTCGCTAATGCCGCAGCTTACTTGATCTCGTCGTTTACGTCGGGGACGGTAGCTTCGGGTTCTGCGTCTGCGTGGAACCAGATCGTCGCCCTGCCCGCCATGACCATGTCCGCCGATATCATAACCGGCGCCCCCGTAGCGGCATCGGCGCAGCAGCAAGCCACGATTCGTTACGCGATGCTCTCCCTGGCCGCTCAGATAGCCGAGTTTCTCGCTACGGCCGCAATCCCGACTACAGGCCAAGTCAACACGGCCACACTCATGGTTGGACAGAACCTGCTCGACGTGGCGGCGCAGGCGCTCGGAAATTACGAACTGTGGCCGGAGATCGCGGCCCTCAATAACCTCCTCCCCCCCTACGTCGGGGCAGTGGCGGCCCCGGGGATCGCCGCGTGGGGAACGCAGCTCCTCCTGCCGTCTCCCGGAACGCAGATGGCCGCCAATGGCGTTACGATCTCGTACGACAACAACGTGCTGGGAACCGATCTTTACGTCGGCCCGATCAACGGTGACATGCCGGCCTGGGAGGGGGACTTCCAGTCGATAACTGGCTATTCGAATCTCGCGTGGGCGCTCGGTCGGCGGTTGCAGACCGCTCTCGGGTCTTTAGTGTTCCATCCGGACTACGGCAGCCGAATCCCGCCAGAGGTAGGAATGGTGCTGGACGACTCGACGGCGGGGCATATCGCGGCGTACGGTAAATCGGCGCTGCTGAATGACCCCCGGGTACAAAGCGTTACCTCCGCCTTGTCCAATTTGATCGCGAACCAAGGCGTTTCTTTTAGCGCGACGGTCCAACCGATCGGTATTGGTTCTACCCCCACGCAGGTAAATCAGGTTATCGTTTCGCCGAATCAGCAAGGATAGGCCATGGCCCTCGAACCGACTGTCGCCGCCCCTCCCTCCACTCAAACCGTGGCATCGCAGTTCTTGGCGAGCATGGCGGCGCTGTCCGGGGTTTTGACCGACTACAATTCCGGATCGCAGGTTCGCACGATCGCCGAGAGCCTAGGTTCGGTGGTGGAGCAGCAGAGCATCTGGACGCAGGCGGAGGCGTTTCAAGCGCTCGCCTACGGCGCCATGACGGTTCTGGGGATAACCCCGTACGCGGCGTTCCCTTCGGTCGGACAGCTTACCTTCGCCACGGCACCCGGCAGCCCGTACCCGACTGCGACCCAGAACGTCAACATCCCCGCCGGCACCCTTGCGCAGACGACGGGCGGCGTGCAGTTCGTCACGACCGCTAACGCGGTTCTCGCGAGCGGCACGACCAGTATCGTTATCCCGGCGACAGCGGTGCTGGGCGGGGTCGCAGGAAACGTTCCGGCCGGCGCGGTTACTCAGATCGTCACGGGGCTTCTCTACCCCCTATTCGTCACCAACGCGGCAGCTTTCACAGGGGGTACGAACGCGGAGCAGCTGGCCGCCACCTTGGCGAGGTTCTCCTCGGCGGTAGCGGCGATCGGTTTGGCCTCTCCCGTCGCCATCGCGAATGCGGCGATCGGTGTGACGAACCCGGCGACGAGTGAGGAGGTGCTTTTTAGCACCCTGTACGAACCCTTCGTGGCGGCGGGAAGCGGCGCGGGGTCGGGTGTCGCGGGTTGGACGCTCTATATCGATAACGGCACTGGCGCCGCCAGCTCAGGTCTCATCAACAACGTTATCAGCAAGTTGAACGGTAACGCCGCTTCAGGGCAAGTTGGATACCGAGATGCGGGCGTGCCCTACATCGTGTCCGGAGTAACCCCCACCTATGCCGTCGTCGGCGTATCGGGGACAGCGTCGAGCCTGACGACCGACGCCGCGTTGCAAACCCTGATCAACCAGGCGGTCAGTGGGTACTTCATGCTGCCCTTTGGAGCGTCGGCGCAGCAGGCAGTGCTCGCGCAGAATGTCGGAAATGCGGTCCTCGGCTTAATGACCTCGCTGACGGTATCACTGTACGCTTCCGGGTCCGGGTCTCCGCTCACAGCTTTGACGCCAGCCGTGACTGGCCGAGTGGTGCTCGGGCAGATCAACTATGCGCTGAATTAGCCATGGATTTTCCGACCGTCCAAGCCTCGCTCAACGACCTTCCTCCGACATTCAAGCGGTCGAACGCGCCATTCCTCCAGGTCGTCGATTCCGAGTCCGCGGCGTTATCGCGGCTGACAATGGCGGCCGACACCATACTGAGTATGGTGAGGAACATATCGAACGCGCAGTATGGCTGGCTTGACTTTTGGGGCCTGTTGTTCGGCATTGCGCGCAACAATAACGAATCCGACGCGACGTATCTCGCCCGCACTCTTTTCACCCTCCAGAACGGGGCCGGGCCGCCGCTCGCGATCGTTAATTGGATTCAACTCGTCTGGGGCGTCACGGCCACTTTTGCGGAGAACTTTCCCGCCCTTGGATATAGCCTCTCTTTTCCGCCGGCCATCACGCCTGCCCAGCTTCAAGTGATCGTCCAGGGGCTCGTCCGCGTGCGTCCAGCCGGCGTCCCTTTCGCTACATACTCGGCCAGCGCGGGGCCGTACTTGGATACCGTTAATTTTCTCGACTGTCCGCGCATCTCCGGCGCATATGTCGGCGGGGGCGGAGCAACGCGGGTTTTTGTAACGCAATCCGCCGCCACTCCGAACAGCACGCCCGGATTGCCGACGCTATTCATGACTGACCCGACGTTGAACGCCTAGTCCGCCTGCAACTAGCGCAAAACCGGCGCTTGCCTTACACTCACGCGTAGATACCCTCTAGGAACCCGTGGATGCCCCAAAACCCAAATTACACGGCGTACGAGTTTTTGAGCGCGGCAGCGCTGAACGCTGCGGCGGGTGTCGTATCTGGGTCTCTTGCGCAAATCGTTTCGGGCGTCTCAGCGCCCGGTCTCGTTCACCCAGAAGTTGTCGGGTTAACGGCAAGCGGTCTCGTCGTTACGGTAACCGCGCCGCTGCCATTCCAAACGCTTTTCGGTTCCGGCGTCCTGGCTTCCGCGTCTGGCGTAACGACGGGCGTAACGTCGTCAACCTACTCCGTCAATTTCTCGGGCGTCGTGCCAGTCTCGGGCGCCGCAGTAACCGCATACCTCCTCGCGTCCTACGCCTCGATATTGGAAGGCGCGTACCAGGTTGTCGGCCCCCCGCAAGGCCACCCCGACTACAATCCTCTCTTCGTGCCTGCGACGGCCTATGCTTCCCAGCTTGACACGATCGCGTTGGCAGCCTCCCTGACGGCGCCGGACAACGTTACGACGTTCGAACTCGCGCGCTGCACGCTCGCATCCGGCGCGACGGGCGTAGGCAGTCTCAGCACGGCGTACCAGCAGCGGGCTTCCGCCCTGCCGGCGACTCAGGGGTTGCAAGTCTCGGGCGCGATCACGCTCACGCCCGCCGCGCACGGCGGCAAGACGCTAGTGTTCGTCGGCAGCGGTACGGCAACCCTGTGGCCAGCGGCGTCCGGTAACGGGCTCGGCGTGACTTTTGTCTCGACGACCAGCGGCACGGTTGCGGTTCAGACGACCGGTGCGGACCTCATTTATGGGTCGGCTAGCTATGGCGGCTCGGGCGGCGTATCGGGGATCACCGTTGCGCAAGGATCTCAGATCGAGTTGGGGTCGCTGTACGGGATCTGGCAGACGCAGAGTCTCTCCCCAAACGCCAAAGGCAGCGTTACGCCCTCCTCGAACCAGACATATGTGGCGGCGGTGTCAGGGGCGGTAGTCTCAGGGAATTATGCGATCTTTAACGACACCACCGGAACCGTCGAGGATAGTGGAACCTCCCCGGCGACGGTTAACTCCACAGGGTCCGCCGCCCTATATCAACTCGGATATCTTCTCTAGGAGCCCAGAAGCATGGCCACGACTCCCAATTACGCCTCTACACCCACTGTGGGCGTTGCGCTCCTCACCGCTGCGAATAGTGGGTCCAGGGCTGCCCCCGCGGCGGGAACGACGATCTTCACTCCCGGCGCGTCTGGTGCGGAGATCGAGCGAATTGTCATTCAACCGGTCGCGACGACGATTGCAGGTACGGTGCAGATCTATCGCGTCATCAGCGGCACCTATTACCTGTATGCCGAAGTACAATTGCCGATCCAGACGGCGGCTACCGGAACGGCGATTGCGAACCAAACCCTCGAAGCGGTCGACAATCCGAACTTGTTCCCAATCGCCATGCCGACAGGTTCGACTCTTTACGGCGTCCTGAGCGTGGCGCAGACGGGCGTCGTCGTGCAAGTCGAGGGGGGGAGTTACTGATATGCAACGCGGTACGTTCGGCTTCCCTTACGCGACTGGCAAGAACGTCGTTCAGCAAGTTGTAGCAGCGAATTCATCCCCGGCCACTCTCGGCACTCAGCAAGGCAACGGGGCGATGAAGTCGTCCATCGTTCTATTCGATACCAACCCAGGGACGCGGTCATGGAAATGCCCGGCTGGCGTCGGTGTCATCCGAGCTTTCGTTGTCGGCGGCGCGGGCGGCGCCAACGTTACCAGCGGAAGCGGCGGCCCGGGAGACGGCGGCTCGGGAGGTGGCTACTCCGAAACCGTATTGAATGTGACACCCGGCACGTCTTACTCGTATACGGTTGGTGCTGCGGGCACCTCAGGCGCCTCCCCCACTTCGGGCGGCACTTCCTCCTTTAATTCCCTCGTATCCGCGACGGGCGGAGGCGTAAATGGTGCGGCCGGGGGCGCAGGGTCTGGTGGGTCCGTAAATACCAGCGGCGGGACTGGCGGGACTGGTGGTGGTGGTAGTGGAGGTGGTGGCGCAAGCGGCCATCGTTACGGGAACGGCGGGAACGGCGGTGCAGCATCCTCAAGCGGCGGCGGCTACGGCGGCGGCGGCGGCGGTTGGATTCAGACCGCATCCGGGCTGAACGGCGGTAACGGCGGGATTGACGGGTTTGGCCTCGGCCTCCTCCCCGGAAACGGCGGCTACGGCACAGATTCCGGTGCGGCGGCCTCCTTTGATAATGCACAGAACGGCGGATACGGGGCCGGTGGCGGCGGCGCTACCGGGACCTCCAACAACCCGTCTGGCGCGCACGGCGGCATCGGCGGTGGCGGCGGCGGCGGCGGTGGTGGAAGTGCCGGAATTGGTGGAAATGGCGGAATTGGTGCCGGCGGCGGCGGCGGCGGCGGCGGCGGCGGCGGTGGTATCGCTGGCCCCGGCTGCGTCGGCATCGAGGTGCTGGGATGACCAATCTTTATGCTCGCGTCGTTGATGGCGTCGTTATCGAAGTTTGCGACGGGGAAACCCTCGCTACGCATGTGCCGTCGCTACAAGCGCAATTCCAAGAATGCCCAGACGACGTGGCGGCAAACTGGACCTTTGTTGCTCCGAGCACTTGGACCGCCCCCGTCGCTCCGACGCCTCCAGCCGCCCGTTATGCAAACCTTACGCCGATCCAATACTACAACGCCTTCACCGCGGCAGAGGCGATTGCGATCAAGACTTCGAACGACCCGGTCGTTCAGGAGATCTGGTATCGTCTGCAAACCGCGATCACCGCGTCCGGTAACGTTCCGATCATCGACCCCAATTCAACGCCAGTCCAGGCGGGGTTAACTTACCTCAGTACCGCATCGCCGACGCCGTATATCCAACCATCACGCATTCCGCAAATATGCGCGGGGGTCGCACAATGACGCCCGTCGCCCCCGAAGACCGACGCCGACGCAACGCCGACGTACAAGCGGCCCATCTTGAAGGACGCATGGATATGATCGAGCAACACCTTGAGATGATGGACAAGAAGATCGACGGCGTCGTCTTCAGCATCGACAAGGTGCTCCAGGAGATCAAAGCGACGTCTGATCGAATGCAGCGGATGGATATCGAAGCCACCGAACGAGACGGCCGCGTGCGTCTTCTTGAGCAACGGATCGGAGACCTTCTGTCACGTCCGGCGCCTGCGACGACGCAGACTACGACCACGACGACTTCCCCGACTCCGCCCCCGGAAGATGAGTTGGTACGCTACCGTAAGCGCGCGGTTGACGTCTTCGTTATCTCCATCTGCGTCCTAGGGATTTTCGGCGTCGTGATCTTCATCTCGAACAACATGCTCAACAAGCAAACTGCCGAGACGGCCGGGAAAATCATTGAGCACGTCCCGTGACTCGGCAAGTCAACGCCGCCGGTATTGCGCTAATCCAAGGATTTGAGACCGATCAACCTGTCGGGATGTTACCGACCTCGCGGGACGTCCCGACCGCCGGATGGGGGCATACCGGACCGGACGTGAAGCTCGGTGTGGCGTATCCCCTGGCGCAACGGCAAACTTGGTTCGCTCAGGATCTTAAATGGGCCTGCGATACGGTCGAGGAGCATTGCACAGTGCCGTTGACAGACAACCAATTCGCAGCGCTGGTCAGCATTTGCTTCAACATAGGAGCGGCGAATTTCGACCGATCTACACTCTTGAAAGACCTTAACGCCTCTGACACGACGGACGCTGCGGCACAGTTCCTCGTATGGGATAAGCAGAGAGGCGTCAAACTGGCGGGCCTCGACCGCCGTCGCGCCGCTGAAAAAGCGCTATTTGAAACACCGTAGCGCTAGACCTCGGCGAACTAGCGTATTACTATCGTCGGGCCTACCAGGAGTCGCATCATGAATCCGACAACCCTCAAGATGGTCTTTTCCGCTCTCGGAGTCGCGTCCCTGTTCGCGCTCGTTTTGATGGGCAAGATGGACGCGATCGAATATACTGACCTCGTGGTGGCCGCCATATTTGGCGTTGCGGGACACTCGGCTGGCAAGAACGTCGCGGGCATCCCGATCTCGACCACGCTTGGTTATTCCACTTACGAGCCGCTTACCTCCGGTGCCACCCCAATACCTGCGCCCGCTACACCTACCGAGGGAGTCACTCAACCATGATCAAAGCATTCTTCACTTCGCTGTTTCTCGTTGGCGTCACGCTCGCGATGTCCGGCTGCGCCGAGATGCAGGCGAGCTGGTCGGGCGTCAACACGGCGACGGCTACGTCGATCAAAGCCACGCAGAAGAACCTCCAGGGCTCCAACGACAATATCGCGCAGGCGTGGGCCGACTCCGGGTGCGCGATTCCGTACGGCGAGGTCGTACGCAACGGTTCCGGCAACCCCAATCTACCCGCCGCAATCATCACTCTCTGCGGTGCGCCGTCCGGTTTTACGATGATCCATTCGACGCCGACAGCGACGGCCACGACTACCATCCCGACGAACTCGACCGACGCTCCCGCGGCGCCGGTTCCGTCGAGTTCCGCAGCCCCTCTGAGCACGACGAAGAACACCGCGCAGACTTCGGTGAACGCACTGGCGGCGGAGATCGCCGCGCTGATGCAGCAGCACTGAGATGGCTCGGCGTATCGACCTATCCTTGATCGTCGCTTCTGCGTCGGCAGCGTCAGTCGCCTTCTGTGTTGACCCGTTCGCTACCTTATGCACCGCCGCGTCGGTGGGGTTACTGTGGCTACGTCCGAGAGTCCGCAGATGGATTTAGCCCAGAACTGGACGGACTTCTACCTCTCGATCCAGGCGTGCAACGCCGGCTATCTTATGGACGCCGACGCCGAGGCCGCCGCGTTCGACGAGATCGGCTGTTCGGTCGTTGCGCGGCTATCCGACGCATCCGGGCAAGCAACGATATACCGAGATGCGCTTGGAACGCTTAACTTGCTCCCCTGCGGTACCCGTTTTTCGGAGGGTTCGCCGGACGAGCGCCTAGCGGACCTGCTGAAGGACCTGGAGATCGGGCTGACCTATCCATGGGCAGGCAGTGCGGCGGGAGTCTGGGATGGCGCGTTCAAAGACGCGCAGACAGTCGTTTCCTGGGCAACACCAGTCATTGGCTCGGAGCAGGTTCGCGTCCACGGGCATTCGCTCGGGGCGGGGGCGGCCACGCTGATCGCCAAGTGCGGGATGATCCCCGAGGCGCAGATAATCGACTGCACCGTGTGGGAGAGCCCGAAGCAGGGAAACTCGGCGTTCTGGCGACGGACGGTCGGGGTCTGCACCGATAAGGTGCGGTACCTGGGGCATCAACTCGACGGGTTCTGGTTGAACTATCCGCCAGACCTCGTCTCGTCGTTACGCCACCCGCCGGATCTGGCGATTTGGTTGCATGACGGAACGTGGAACCTGACGACTCCGGACACGATCGCCAACGATGGCTTGCTGATCGACCTGGCGGAACATTTCGGAGATCACGGGCCGACCTCGATCATCCAGTCGGTCAAGGCGCTCTTAGCATGATGCCGACCGCGTGGCTACAGCACCAACGAGATTTAGCCATGGCGGCGTTCGTTGCCGGGCTGTCGATCGCGGATTTCTGGGCGGCCATGACACTCAACATGCTTGACGCTGGAGTCCCGCGACCCGTCTTACGGCTCGTTGCTTGGCACGGCCATACTATCGACTCGGAGGGCTTCCAGAATGACTGACACGACTTCCGTCCCGGCCCCTGCAGGCGAGCGCGAGATTAAGAGCACGATCATCGACGATACCTTCGATGAGATCCACACGCGGATTGATACGACGACGTTTCTCGCAACCAAACGGATGCTCGATGCGGCAGGGGTCCGCTGCTGCATCACGGGGCTTTCGCGCGAAGAGGCCAAAGAGTTCGGAGAGAACATCGAGGAGCACCATACGGGACTCGAATACAGCCTCCAGTTTGGCGTCAATTGGGACACCGTCAAAGCCGTCGCGCTCGGGCAGATCACTGAGTTACCGTGCCTGCATCCCAAGACGAGCTTGCCGCTGCCGGGGAAGACCGCACCCGCGAAAGGTTTCCTGTTCTTCTGGTTCCTAGAATGGACAAAAGCCCGAGGGTTCGACTGGAACGCTTTCGACCCGGCGAAACCCGAGACCTTCGTCGATAGCGTCCAGCAGATGATCCCGCTGATCACCAACGTCCATACTGGAGGGCACGGGGTGCACCGCCACAGTGCCCCCGTCTGGCTGTTCCTGATGTGGCCGCGGAAAGAGGGGTTCATTTACTTCCGCGACGAAGAGGGCACCCATGCAAGTAACGCCGCATCCTAAAACGGTCCAGAACCTAGATATGACAGCGGCAAAGTTAATCATCCCCGGAGAAAGATTTTATAAACTTTCGATTATCCGGGAGGTCTCCCCAGGCGTGAACAAACATCGCCGGGTTGAGGCAATCTGCGACTGCGGTAAAATAAAAACCTACGAGATGGCTGTTTTACGTGCGGGGAATACGAAGTCCTGCGGATGCTACATAGGAAACAGGGGTCGCGCGACTAAGGGAAAAACCGCTTGGAATAAAGGAATACTCTTTTCCCAAGAATCTCGTACAAAAATGGCGGCGGCCAAACAAGACAGAAAAAGACTACCATTCACTAGAGATACCCGAGAAAAATTAGCGGCGTCAAAAACCGGTTCCAAAAACCCCATGTTTGGGAAGACCGGAAACCAAAACCCTAACTGGCGCGGAGGATACCCTCCTCGGAAAATAGGCACGCGGTATCAAGAATGGCGCCTAGCCGTGCTGGCTAAAAATATGAATACTTGCGTAGTATGCGGCAGCAACCAAAAATTACATGCGCACCATAGAAAGAGTTGGAGGGATTTTCCAAAGCTCCGGTACTTAGTTTGGAACGGAGTTACTGTTTGCCAAACTTGCCACATTAAATACCACTCTCTTTTACCTAAGCCACCTCGCGGGACCAAGATTAGCGTGACTCACGCGCAGCAACAGCGGAAGGCTGCTTAACGCGCAGTAGCCGCGATCATGCGCCCGGCACCCGCCGATCCATACCGTCCCGCGAGACCCGATAAAGCACGTCGGTTATAAGCCCGAGCAACGACGCGGCCAGCGCACCCGGCTCGATGCTCTCCCGCGACAGGGCCGCGCTCAGCTGCTGCGGCGTCATCCCGTTCTGCAGGCAATGTGAGAGCAGCACGCACGCATCGTCGATTACGGCTTGATAGTCCGAACCAATCTTGGCGCCGTCCGCGAATACCTCAAGTGGCTTGCCGGATCGCGGGTCGAAGCCGATGTAGAACGACCAATTTTTCCCCGCCCACTCGACCGAGAAGCTCTCGTTTTCGCGCCGGTTCGGAAGCTTCTGACGTTTCGAACCGTGATTGACGGGCGTTCCGTCCGCATGCTTGCCGGTGAAAAAGGCTGTTTCGTCCATGTCGGTCACCCCTTTTTGTACCTTTTGGCTCTGTAGCCGCCCGTCGCGCGCACTGGCCAGCCAGCGGCCCACGGCGGCATCGTCGACATGATACGCTCGAACTCCTCAATCGAGCCGAAGCCTTCTGGCACTTCCGCCACATTCTCGTCATAGACGTGGAGAACGATTGGATAGCCGGCGCGCTCCTGGTTGATGATCGCATAGCGCTGGATGTCGCGAGCGGTTGCCTGGACCAAGTTTTCCGTAATTTTTCCCGCGTACAGGGAATGCGTGATCCACCCCATCGGGCCGTTCTTCGGGTTCGAGTTCCAGCCCTCGTAGCTTAATGCCTGTTCGCCCGGCCTCCTATCGCTCGGCGATAAGCGAGCGCGGTGATAAGTCAAATAGCGCCCCGACAAGAGTCGACAATAGAGAGTCCCGGCTTGCATCACCCAGTAAAACCCGTGTGACTGAAACCACGTCCCTGGCGACATTACGGCGGATACCGCGGCGCCTTCTTGCCCGAAAAGTTCCGGTCGCCAATTTCGAGACTGACCGCCCCAGAACTCGACGAGGGCCGGCGAGGCTTTGCGCCAGTCGAGGATGGCCGTTCGCATTTCGTCTTCGGTCATGAAGTCATCAGCGCCGAAAGCTTTGAGCGCGCCTATCCAGCCGGCATAACCTAGGGCCAATTCAAAAACCTTGAATCGCTTTCGGAGAGGATGCGGCGAGCCGGTGCGCTCCTTGTATTCGAGGATCTCTTCAAGAGGGATGCCGGATTGCTTAGCCGCCGACATTTCATAGATCTTACCGTGGGTGCGGAACACCTCTTGCCGCCACGATTCTCCTGCCAGTTCGGCTAGAACGACGGCTTCGATCGCGCTATAGTCGGAACAGATCAGATCATGGCCGGGAGCCGCCACGAAGAGGCCGCGTAGGCAACCAGAAATCGTCGGCAGCGCATCACCGAACATCAACTCGGCGCAATCAAGCGACCGCGCGGACATCGCTTCCAATGCGTAGTCGACGCTACGTCCGTGCTCTCCACCCTTGACGTTCGTGCCGCCCCACTCAATAGGTTTGCTTGGAAACGACGGTTGCGCGCACCACGGGCAGTTCTGCAGATGCGTCCCATAATGACGGGAACAGGCGGGGCACTCGAAGACTTCCGGGCCGTGATTGGGTAAATTAGTTGGCTGCACTGACCCCGCGATGACCCGGCCGGTCCTCGCGCCATGGTACGTGAATAGGTCTCTGACTCTGCCGTCCGAGCATACGGTGTTCGCCATCGCAAAGATCTTCTTCACGCTCGCCGACCCCACGAGCGCCCTTATCTCAAGCGCCCGTCTCGCTTGCGGCGGTAGGTCCGTTCTCTTGAGCGCCTCATCTAGGTGCTCCTCGTCCAGCGAGTCTACATGCACCCCGAGCGCCCCAAGCCAACCTGTGAGCTTCTGGATCTCCGACGCCGCCGACACGGTGCCGCCGGTCAGCACGTAAAGCTCCGTGTTGTACCGTTCAAGCGCCTGCTCGACGATCGCGATGCAATCTGTGACCGCCTTCAGGTCAATCTGCACACCTCGGCAATTGATCTCCTGATCGATCTGCCAGTATTCGAACTCCTCGCCTTCGAGGTCCGGTACGAGGGATGAGACCTCGGCCTCCGCCTCGATGTCGGTGCCGTTGTAGGAGTAAAGCCGCGCCGCGTCCGCCGGGTCTTCCTCGCACCGAATGCGCGTACGGGGGTCGTTCTTCGTCGGATTGCGCGGGATGCTGAACTTATCGAGCAACCGCTTGCCGTCTTTGTCCTTCTTTGCATCTGTGCCGAGCACGTCCGCCGCGTTCCCGAGCGCGCCAGGCAGCGCGAAGGCCCGCGCCTTAGCCATAGCGCACCGCCATTGACTCCGGGCCACGGGCGGCCACCCCAGGCGCGGCACGCATATCTTTTCCCAAATATGACGCTCGAACCCAACGTTCCATGCTTCGAGGAGGCCGCCAGCGATGACGTGGAAATAGAGGTCGTCGGGCATCGGCGCGGGATCGGACGGCTTCCAGAGGCGCCGGCCGAGACCGTCCTTGAGGTCATAGGCCATCGACAGGATCTCGGTCGACGGGTGCTCAGCGTAACGGGCGGCGCCGATCACAGGGAGGCCCTTCTTGCCTTGAGACGCGCGAGGAAGGCAACCCCATTTGTTGATAGCGGGCTGCCACACGAAACCAGCTTCGCTGTAAGTCTCGAAGTCGATATCGGGAATGACCGTGGACGTGCCGAGGCCGGCGCGGAGGATCGTACCGGCGCGGAGGTCGGCGAGTTTGGGGGGCAGGGGAACTGGGATCATTCAGCAGGGACGCCCGGCCAGCAAGCGTTGCCGTATAACACGGCCTGAAATAGTGCGATCCGGTCCTCTTTTTGCAGGAGGTTCAGGCGGAGGCAAACCGACGTCGCCGCCATAAAGCGAGAGAAGAACAAGAAATCCTGGGTGATGATCAGATTGATGTCTTCGCGGGTGAACGATTCGAACCCGTACCCGACTTGAACTCCTTTCGACTCGATTTTCGAGCCGCCGAGTTCCCAGCCGTTCGTCGCGAGATACTCTAGCAACGAGGCGTATTGTACGGTTCCGTGCTGCGTCTCAACGGGACAGTAGACGAGATAATCCACGTCGGTCCCGGACGGCGGCGGATTGCACGTTACGCGGCTGCCTACCGGTTCGAAACGCACGCAGAGTTTTTTAATTTCTTCGATCACGGTTCTGACTCCTCTCTTTGAACTCTCTCATTACGCCGCGTTCCGCCGAGGTCCCGAGGATCGGGTCGAGAACAGCGTCAATCCGCTTCAATACTCTATCCTTTAGTACTGCCTCGCTTAGCGTTGCCGGCTTGAACGAGACGTCATAGTGGTTGGATAGCTAGAGCAGCAGGCGTATCGGGTCTTCGGGATTACTCGGGAGGGGCATTGAGAGACTCCCAATATTCGCGCAGGAGCTTAATGTTGCGATTCGATAGCGGGCCGCTAAATACGGCCATTGGCTGCTCTCCGAACCCCGGCAAGAACCGGACTCCGACCGTATTGACGACCGCCGGCCGCCACACCATTCCGCAATGCTGGCAACTGTGCGTATGATGAGGTCTGGTGGCGAACTCGCCCTCATCGACATGAAGTTCGCCGCATTCGGGGCAATTGAGGCGGATCGGAATCGGCTCGCTATCAGCCACTTGCGGTCTCCCTAGCGCCGAAAAACCGGGCAACCACCCCACGTATCGTCATGCGAGCAGAGGGTATGCCATACCCCGTCGTGCGCCTTCGGGTGTTCATGGCCGCAGTTTGGATAGCCGCAACAGGGACAGCCCTTCGCTACTGCATAAGACGATAGATCGCCGGTCACGCGGTGAATAGAGAAACGGAACGGTCCGAACGCCCACATCGTTTTCTTACGGATATAGAATTTCCCGAAATCCCAAGAGGTCGGAAAGATTGCAAGGCTGTAACCGATCATATCCTTGACTCCTTTCTGCGGGTGCTGGGGGTGGACGTCCGCTATCCGTCCAAAGACGCCGGGTTACCTTGGCTCCGCGCGTCCTCCCGGTTTGAAGCTCACCGGCTACCCCCAGAGTGGCTAAGTTGCAGCCATCATTCCGTGCTGGATGAGAAGCTTATCGTCCCACCCGTTCGCGATGTACTGCTCGTACGTGATGTTGCCCGCCGCCGGCAGCATGAGACGAACCGGCGTGCCGACAACGGGAGGTGGCGGCGCTGCGCCCGGAACGGCGAGGAACCCCGGATGCGGCTGAACGACCATGGCCGGGGCGGCGGATGCCGCAGCGACCGGAGCCGGGGCGGCAGGCGCTGGCGGCGTGTAAACCGGTGCCGCCGCAACGGGAGCCGCGGGGGGAGCCGGCGGAGCAGCCGCGACACCGGCAGGCGGCGCGAACCCACCGACCGGGACAGCCGAAGCACCGGGCGGTAACGGGGCGGTACCGAAGCCCGCAGAGGTCGGGTCGGGACCGATGACGATCTCCGGCCCGTATCCAGCGAGCGCCACCATGCTGTGATTGATGTATACGCCGGGCTGCTGCATGCTCTCATTGCCGGCCACGGAGCCCGCGACCTGGACGTAATAGCCGAGTTTCACCGCATCGGGCTCGACGATCGGCGCGGAGCCATCCGCATTGAAGATGCGCGGAGCGTAGCCGCCGCTGAAGTGAACCACCCAATGACCCTTGTAGCCCTCGCGGTCACAGGGTTTACGTCCCGCCTTGTTCGGGATCGAGCTGTCGCCATCGACGATCTTCCAGGCGAACGCCGGGGATGTCGCCTGGCCGTTGGGGAAAGACTTGTGGCCAGTCACCCAGATCTTCTCACCCCATTCGGTCTCGGCCCAGTGCCGCTCGGCGCCCTTCGGAATAGCGAGCGCGAAGAAAAAGTCGACGCGGGGCTGGCCGGCGTTCGGGCCGGTTTTGATAACCAGCGGGCGGTTCTCGGCATCGGTAGTCTGCGCTTTGTAAAGCGAGCCCATGACGAGCCGGCCAACCGGCGTGGTGAATGTTACGGTTTCAGACATGCTGTACTCCTGATGAGATAGGCGACCGTCAGACCACGCTGCGAACGACGGCCTGGAAGAGATAGTCCTTCAGCTTCTGCTCCGGCGGCAATTCGTCGTACGGAACGAAGCAGGGATGCGTTTTGGCCTCGGGGTTGGCGAGCGTGAACTCGACGCCCTTGATCGTGCTCTCGCGCTGCCAGTCCGGCACGTCTTCCCACGCGGGTTGCGAATGATCGCCGAACGCAGCACATGCGGCGCGGTTGACTTCGTAACAGACCTTGGCGATGTCTTCCGAGTACATTGCTTTAATCCCGGTTTACTTGGTTACGCCGCGACCGGCTTCCAGCAAGGGCATCCCTGCTTCGGTCGGCACATAGATGACTTGGCCCTTCGAGCCGTCGAGCTTATCCACCCACAGGTATCGTAGGTAGGCTTCATTGCCCTTCAGGCTGTCGCCGATGATCTTGTTCGCTTTGGCAACGCCCTCTGCGCGGGTAACTTCCGCTTCCGCGAGTTTCCCGGCACTATCCGCGACCGCTTGAGCCTCGAGAACCTTCGTGCGGCGGGTACTTTCCGCTTTGGCGAGTTCCGCTTGGCCTGACAGGGTACTCGAATAGACTTCGTACTGAGGGCAGCCATAAAGGCCGCCGCAAATTACCCCAACGAGCAGAAGGCTGCCGAGACCGATATTCGCAGTGTTTGACATGTTGTTAGACTCCTGTTTCTTGGCGCTAGCGAACCGCTCATACGCCCGTCTGAATACCTCTTCTAGGTCGTCAATTATCCCGCAAACGCCTTACGCGCCGCGACTGTGCTGACCGGAACGAGCTTCGCGGCACCGGCCCGACGTTCGCTATATTCCCGGCACATAGTCTCATCCAATCCGAGCTTACGCGCCTGATTCGGCGTAACGAGCTTCACGCCCGCGTCAAGCTTGATACCGAGCATCTCGCCGAGAAGGAGGATTTCCTCGTCAGACCGCGCCCATTGCTCGCGACCGGTCGTATGCTCAATAGTCCAGCCAGGAACCGAAACGCCCTTACGGATCTCGGCTTCGGCTTGCGATTCGAGACCGCTAATCCGAGCATCAAGGAGAGCACGCGCACGGCGTAGAGCGCTCAGTTCTTTCCCGAGCGCTGCCGGTGGCAGATCAAGTGGAGTTGCGTCGCTCGACCGATCCACGATGTCCAGATCCGTCGCTTGCAAAGCTTTGCAAGCGTGGCGGGCGAGACAATGCGTGCAATGTAAACCAGGTCGAGTGGCCGGGTTGTTCCCGCGCGCCTCGTGCGCCGCCGAGTTTAAATGGCGGGTATATTCACGGGCCTGAGTCGAAGTCAGCTTCCACTCGCGGATTGGGCCATCCTTGTGGTAACTGCGCGGCTGAACGATCCGCAGAATAATCTTATACTCGGGCCGGTCCTCTTTAAGCTCGTCCAGAACGCCAGCCAGATAGTCGAGCAACTGCCAGTTCTCGAAGACCTCGACGAAGCCATGCCCCCATTTGAAATCCCAGATGTGGATGGTCGCAGTCTCTTGATCGTAGAGAGCCGCATCCGTCGTGCCCCAGTTATCGGCATGCACGGAGGGGCATTTAACTTGGTGCTCGACGACAAGGGTCTTGCGCTCGCCATAAACTGCGTGGGTCTTCAGGACGTCCTCGACGTAAGTCGGTACGCCCTCGCGCATCTCGTCGTCGATCGGAATACCGTTCGGCGCGATCTTATCGTCGAACGCCTCGATCTGGCCGAGGGCAAGCTTGAGCGACTGTGAAGCGAACCAGTGCGCCGCAGTACCCTCCTTCGCTTCAAGGCTGTCGTCCTCAGGATACTGCGCCTCCAACGGGACAGAGCCGGGGCACGGCACCCAGCGGTCGGCCGAGCTGGGTGCCAAGACGCTATGGGCGGCGTCGTCACTCATCGGATTTCTCCTGCGGGAGTGCAATCGTCTCGTTGATTGCGCTGTGATCCGGTATCTGGTCAAGCAGAATTGCCGAGATCTGCATATCCGACGCCCCTGGATACTGCGCCCGCAGCGAATCCATTATAGAGGGGTCATACCAGGGCGGTAGCGAATTACTCATCGGACGCACTGAACAGAAGCGAGAAGACCGTCGGCACGAGATCGGGCCGTCCGCCGAGCGCCGGAAGCGCCGGGACGCCGACCGCTTGGCACGCTTCGATGATCTGCGTCATGGTGAGATGCTTGTCGCGCAACGCGGCGGTAATATGCGGCATCAACTGCGCGAAGTTGACCGGTACCTCGGGTTCGGCAGTCGCCGGGGGCGGCGGGATCACGACCTCGGCTGCCGCGGCAGTCGCCGGGGGCGGCAACGGAACGGCGGGCGCAGGCGCAACAACGGGTGCCGGCGCCGGCATCGGATACTTAACGCGCAACTCGGCGGTCACATCGGCGAGAACCGAACTGTTCAGACCCCGCTTCTGGCGCCATGTCCCGTCCGCATTGAGCGCCTTCGATGAAGCATGGATGCGCTCGTCCCACGGGAAACCGGAAGCATCGAGCGTTACGGCAACGCCTGCGGTGCTGACGATAGCGGCAGCTTCAGTGGCGATGCTCGACTGAACGGGCGGAGGCGGCACGACGATCTCGGCGGCTTCCTCGACCCCCGCGACAGCGAGAGGAAACGGAACCACGGCATCGGACCCTTTAATCTGGTCACCGGGTCTACCACCGAACTTCGACGCCGCTTCCGAAACGAGCGCGGTGCTCGTCAGCAGCTCGTCTTTCGCGCCGGAGATCGCCAAAAAGAAGTCGGAAAGCGCTCGCAGATGCGAAGCCGGGCTGTCGGTTGTTGCGGTAATCGTGATCGGCATTGGAGACTCCGAGATGGTTATTTGGTGTTGACGGAAGCCAGAAGTACCCCTAACTTGACGGTCATGTCAACGCAGAAATATACCCTCCGTCCTTATCAGAGCGAACTCATTGCCGGCATATATAAGGCCTGGGAAACGGCCCAAAACGTTTGCGCGGTTATGCCGACCGGGGCGGGAAAAAGCCTGACGTTCGGCTCGATCCTAAAGGATCACCAAGGCGCGTCAGTAGCGATTGCGCATCGTCGGGAACTCGTGGGGCAGATGAGCGTGACTCTCGCGAAGCTGGGGGTCAGACACCGTATCATCGCGCCCACAGGAACGATACGAGAAATCGTTACTCGGCAAATGAACGAGGTCGGGCAGTCGTTTTATAACGCCAATGCCCCCTGCGCCGTAGCCGGGGTCGACACGCTCGTGCGCCGCGAACTCGGCGGTTGGGCGAACCAAGTGACGCTTTGGGTGGTCGACGAGTCCGCGCACCTCACCAGACCCACGAAGTGGTGGACTGCCGTTAATAGGTTTCCGAATGCCAAGGGCCTCGGTGTTACGGCAACGCCCGAGCGATTAGACGGCAAGGGGCTGGGGAGACACGCGGACGGGGTGTTCGACGTCATGGTCCTGGGCCCGCAAATGCGTTGGCTTATCGACAACGGCTACCTCTCAGAGTATCGGATTATCGCGCCCGAAAGCGATATTGACTTAGCCAGCGTGCCGGTGTCGGAAACCACGGGTGATTATAATCCCCCTGCGCTCCGAGCGGCGGCCAAACGTAGCCACATTGTCGGCGATGTTGTAGCTTCGTACCTCAAATTCGCCGCGGGCAAGCGCGGGATTACCTTCTGCGTCTCCGTGGATATTGCCGAGGAAACTGCCGCGAATTACCGCGCCGCTGGCGTGCCGGCTGAAGTCGTATCCGCAGAAACGCCCGAACTGATCCGCGCCGAAATCTTACGCCGTTTCGTGAGCGGTCAGGTCCTACAGCTTTGTAATGTCGATCTCTTCTCAGAGGGGGTGGACGTGCCTGGCTGCGAGGTCGTAACGATGGCGCGGCCATCGTTAAGCTATTCGCTCGTGATGCAACAATTCGGTCGTGCGTTGCGTCCGATGGGCGACAAAATAGCGATTATTATCGATCACGTCGGCAACATCCTTGGCCGCAACGGGCGTCCCGGCCATGGCCTCCCTGACGCACCGCGCGTCTGGTCCCTTGATCGCCGCGAGCGCAAATCCCGTTCCAAATCCGACGACATCCCGCAGATCCGCGCGTGCCCTGCGTGCACGATGGTCTACGAGCGTTACCACGTCGCCTGCCCCTATTGCAGCCATGTCCCGACGCCGATCTCTCGCTCCGCGCCCGAGCATGTCGCGGGCGATCTCGCCGAACTCGACCCTGAGGTGCTGCGCCAACTCCGTGGCGAGATCGCCCGTATCGACGGCCCCGTGCGCGTCCCTCAAGGATTGACCGGTCCCGCCGCGATGGCTGTTGCTAATCACCACAAGGAGCGGCAACATGCTCAGTCCCGGCTTAGGAATGCTATCGCGGGGTGGGCCGGGTGGCAAAGAGCGCTCGGACGATCCGACAGCGAAGGATATCGCCGGTTTTACCTCCAGTTCGGCATTGACGTCGCGACCGCACAAACCCTCAAGACCGCCGACGCTGATACGTTAGCGGGCCGTATCGGAACGGTGCTTCAATCCGAAGGAGTCTTCGTCAATGCCGCCCAGTGAAGCCGCTTCCACCGCTATCGTTCGCCTCGAAGCCGCACGCCTCGGCATCTTGCTGTGGCGGAACAATGTCGGCGCCGGAGTGCTGCAGGATGGCAGCTTTATCCGCTGGGGCCTAGCGAACGACTCGACGCAAATGAACCGTCAGATCAAATCCGCTGACCTGATTGGTATCCGCCCGTTACTGATCACCCCGGCGCATGTCGGGCATACGATCGGCCAATTCGTCAGCCGCGAATGTAAGCGCCCCGGCTGGAAATGGTGCGGTAACGAACGGGAATTGGCGCAACTCGAATGGGCGAAGCTCGTGAACGGTGCGGGCGGTGATGCCGCGTTCGCGACCGGGGAAGGAACGCTGTGAGTTATCTTCGGCAACAGCCCGAAAGCGGGCGTCTCGTTCAGCAGCATCGCCGCGAGCAGTTGATCCGCGCTGCCCTGCCGCTCGCCGAGAAGCACGGGTTCGAGCGCGTGACGCGTAACATGGTCGCCGCCGCTGCTGGGTGCTCCGCATCGCTGATCTCCGCGTATTGGACCGCGCCGAACCTGCAAACGGCGATTATGGAAGAAGCGGTGCGCGTCAAATGCCTTCGCGTGATCGCGCAGGGGCTCGCGTCGAACCATCCGGCAGCGCTCGGGGCGCCATTCGAGGTTCGGAAGCTTGCGGCCGCATCGCTGGTTTAGGGAGTCAATCGTGGTCGCCTATTATAACGAGAACGACCCCTACGCCGCGCAATGGCTGAGGAATTTGATAGCCGAAGGGCTGATCGCACCGGGAGATGTTGATGAGCGTTCTATCGAAGACGTTACTGCCAGCGACGTGCGGGGATACACCCAAAAGCACTACTTTGCGGGACTTGGCGGCTGGTCCTTCGCTCTTAGAATCGCGGGATGGTCCGATGACCGACCCGTCACCACGGGGTCGTGCCCATGCCAACCGTTCTCACAAGCGGGCAAACAAAAAGGCTTCGACGACCCCCGCCACCTCTGGCCTCATCTCCGAAGACTTGTCGCCGAGTCAGGCACTGACCCGCTCTTTATTGAACAGGTTGCCTCTGCATCTGAATGGATCTGTCTCGTGCGAAGTGATCTGGAAGCAATGGGACGCGCCGTGGGGGGAGTCCCTGTGGAAGCCGCGAGCGCGGGCGCGGAGCATTTTCGTGATCGATATTGGTTTGTGGCCGACTATCCAAGCTGCCGCGCGGATGCGGAGCGGTCATCAAGTGAACTTACAAGACCAAGTAATCTCTCTAGGAGTCTGGCCGACCGCTCGTGTGGGGAACAACGGCGGCTACGGGAATCCAGATCGTCTAATGAACCCGAAGAACTGCCGGATCGAAGATACGGTGCCGGGAGTGCTGAAATTCGCGACAGCGCCACCGGAGACGTCGATAGCGGTCGGCCTTTGGCCGACCGCTACGAGCCGGGATCACTTCCCGCCACACAGCGAGGAGTACATAGCGAGCAAGCGGGCGCAGGGCCACGGGATGTCGAACCTCAACGACACGGTCTATCATCTCGGAGTTTGGTCGACGCTCCGGGCCTCGGATGGGGAGAAGGGTGGACCGAACCAGAGTTTCGGAGCCGGGGGTTCACCGCTACCGTCGCAAATATCGACGGTTGCCAATACCTCGAATGTCCCGACGGAAAATGGCGCCGGCTCCCTCCACCCAGCGTTTTGTGGTTGGGAACTCGGATACCCGCCCGAATACCTAAATTGCGCGCCCTCGGAAACTCGATTGATCACCGGCCGGCGGTCGCGTTCATAAAGTCGTACATGGATGTCGTCGAGGCGGGAGAATAGCCATGGATCTTCGCGAGATTTACCTAACCCGAGGTGCCGTCTGCCTCATCTCCGCCGCCGACTATCCACGCGTCTCGCCCTACAAATGGCGTCTCCAAGTCAACGAGCATAGCGGCAAGCAATACGCCACGACCGATATCCTGGGCCGCAAGGTCTATCTTCACCGCTTCCTCACGAACTGCCCGCGCGGTTTGGTCGTCGATCACGAGGACGGCGACGGCCTCCACGACTGGCGGGAGAACCTCCGCGTCACCACGCACGCTTTCAACCAGGCGAATTGCTGCGCGTTCGGCGTCGTGCCATATCGCGGAGTTACCAAAGATGGCCGCAAGTTCCGGGCGCGGATCAACGACCGCCATCTCGGTTCGTTCGACGACCCCGCCGATGCCGCGCGCGCCTATGACGCCGCCGCTCTCGCCGAATGGGGCGACTTTGCGTGGCTGAACTTCAAGGAGGCACGCCCCGCTTGCGCCGTCACTCCTATCGCCCAGGACCCGCCATTTTGACCGGCTGGGGCGAATTCACCGATTACGAGCGCGAGATCATCGAGCTTCGTAACCGCGGCAACGAGGATATCGAGCGCCTGCTCGCCGTTCTCAAGGAAACCGAGAATCAAATCGCCGATGACGCTCATTGGCGAGAAGAGATGGCTCGTAATGAAGGTTTTGTCGCCGGCTGGAACGCCGCGCTCAAACAAGCAAAGACGTGAACCTATGCAATCCGTTCCCGCCGCCTTCGCCGCCATGGCTCGGTACGAGCAGTTCATCCTCTATCGTACGCAGCCATCGTCGATCCGCCCCGGCAAGACAGACAAGTTCCCGGTCGATTGGCGGTCCGGCGCGGTCGCCGACGCACACAACCGAGAGATCTGGACGAGCGCCGAGAACGCTATCGCCGCCGCCGAGGTTTGGGGGGCGCCTTATGGTTTCGGGTTCGTTATCAGCGAAACGGACCCGTTCTGGTTTCTTGATATAGACAATTGCCTCACTCCGACCGGCTGGTCGCCTTTGGCGCTCGAACTCTGCAACCGTTTGCCTGGCGCCGCGTGCGAAATCAGTTGGTCCGGCAACGGATTGCACCTTTTCGGTTCCGGCGCGGTGCCGCCGCACGGCTGCAAGAACGTCACCGCCGGAATCGAACTTTATACCTCCGGTCGTTTTGCAGCTCTCACTTTCAACGGCGCGCAGGGCGACTGCGGGCTGGATTTCTCCGCGCATATCGCGCCCGTTGTCGCGCTCTATTTCCCCCTAAATGGCGGTAACGGTCCAATCGACGACGCTAACTGGACGACAGCACCGTGCCCCGCATGGGGAGGCCCGGAAGACGACGATGCGCTAATTGAGATGATGCTCAACGCCAAAGAGTCAGCCCAAGTCGCCTTTGCCGGTAAAGCCAGTCTCCGCGATCTGTGGGAGGCCAACGAGGAAGCCCTGGCGCGTACTTACCCCGACCCCAACCGCGCCTACGACGCTTCCAGCGCCGACGCAGCGCTCGCTCAGCACCTCGCGTTTTGGACCGGCAAAGACTGTGCCCGCATGGACCGCCTGATGCGCCGGTCAGCGCTCGCCCGCGAGAAATGGGACTCCCGCGGCGATTATTACCTGCCTCGCACGATCATGCGCGCGACATCCATGCAGGGCGATCGAGTGCTCCAGGGCAAAGGCGCGGCACCCACAGGTATTCCCGCACCTGGCGATCTCGCCGTTTCGCCGATAGCGCTCGCCAGCGACCTCGACGCGCATTTCGCTGGCTGTGTCTATGTGGAGAGCCTATACGTCGCCGCAGTGCCGGACGGTAGTCTTCTCACCCCGCAGCAATTCAGGTCGAGCACGCGGTATGGCGGCCGCGAGTTTCCGATCACTCACAGGGGGAGGCCGGTCAAGAATGCATGGGAGGCATTTACGGAGAACTGCTGCGGCTTCAAACCTGTTCACGCCCACCAACTCTGCTTTCGCCCTGAATTGCCTTCCAGAGCGATCGTCGAGGAGAACGGCCGGCGGTTGCTCAACAACTATGTCCCGATAGAGACGGCAGCCAAAGAAGGCGATGTGACGCCGTTCCTCGCGCATATGGCGAAGCTCCTGCCGGTAAGTACGGACCGTGAGTACCTCGTCGCCTATATGGCGAGCCTGCTGCAGAATCCGGGCGTCAAATTCGGTTGGGCGCCGCTCATCCAGGGGGTAGAGGGCAACGGTAAGTCCTTCCTCATCGAGATCATGGTGCGTTGCGTTGGTCAGCGCTATTCGCATCTGCCAAACGCGCAAGACTTGGCCAATAAGTTCAACACTTGGATGGAGAATAAGCTTTTCATTGGCGTCGAGGAGATCTACATCCGCGAGAAACAAGAGCTGATCGAGACCCTGAAAACTTACGTCACGAACGCCTGGATCGAGAACCAAGGCAAGGGTGCGAACCAAACGATGATGGACAATCGCGCCAATATGATGCTGCTGACCAACCACAAGGACGCGATGCCTAAAACCAACCGCGACCGCCGGTACGGGATTTTCTTCACGGCGCAGCAGGAAGAGATCGATTTGCGGCGTGACGGTATGGACGGAAAGTATTTTACGGAGTTTAAGGCTTGGTTGGACACGGGGGGTTACGAGATCATCAACTACTTCCTACGCCACCTTGAGATCCCCGCAGCGATCGATCCAGCTAAAGAATGCCGGCGTGCGCCCGTTACATCCACCACGGTTGAGGCGATCGAGGTCAGTCTTGGCGTGGTCGAACAAACCATACAAGAGGCAGTGGCTTCGGGAGAGATGGGCTTCCAGGGCGGGTTCATATCCTCGACCGCACTCGTCCGGCTATTGAGGGAACACCGACTTGAGGCGCGTTGCCCGAAGAACCGTTGGGACCCGATGATGCTGACGCTCGGCTATATCAAGCATCCGGCCTTGCCTGACGGGCGGCTCAACAATCCTGCCTATGGAGACGAAGGGAAAAAGTCGCGGATTTGGGTCAAGAAGGGGAGTATCCAGGCGCTCAACCTTACGTCGCCGGCCGAGGTCGCGCGGGCCTATGGGATAGCGAATGGAGCGGATAAGTTGGCGATTGGACAGGGCGCAGTGCCGGCGCCGCCGGGGCGGCCTTAAACGCCGATGATGCTCACTCAGGCGCCGATGATACGGGCGGCCATAGATACGGCGACAGCCAAATATTGTTCGCCGCTCTCGATGCCCTCGGCAATCTTGACGGCGATGTATGAGGTATTGCCCAGGGCCGGTTGCGCATGTTCGACCAGAAGCAGGGCGTCGGGCGCAAGAGCGGCCACGACCCCGTCAAGGGCTCCCTACAAAGTCTGTTTCAACAGCGCGTCGAAGCGCTCGACGTTCTTCACGGCCTGTTCCGGCAACAGCCGGTTAGTGGTCAGCATCCATGCTACCGCCAAATCCCTGGCCGCTTGTAAGGCGGCGCGCAACTGGTCGATCTCTCGGGCTTGCCGCTCGGTTTCGCTGACATCCTCTCCGCCCTGAAGGACGGGGGTTCCGGGGATACCGCGATGAAGATTCATGCGGCTTTCCTCCCCATGGCGGCGGCGAACAGCTTCGGCGCCGGCAGGCTGGCAATCAGGCCGAAGAGATTTCCCTCGACGCCAATAGTGGCCAGGGCGCCGACGGCCAGCACCGCGAGGCACGCGACACGCGCCATGCGGCTGGCACGGGTGGCACTCGGCGGGATGGTGCGCTCGACGCATTCCGAGCCGCTGTCGCCGGCTTGTTTCTGCGGTTCCCGGGTGGTGCGCACGACGCTATCGCCGCGCAGATCGGCCAGCACGCCCGCGCGCCAGGCGGCGGTGATGCACTTGTGGCCATAGACCTTGCGACCATGGCCGTCTTCGATCGGGCCGAAGCGCGCGGTCAGTTCGTCATGCAGCCGGCGGCCGGCTTCGGAATTGAGCGTCACCACTACTTCCCTCCCTTGTCGGATTCGGAAATCGGCGGATTTTTCACGACCTCGCCGGGGTCGCAGCGATCGCAGTAATGGGCGACGGTGACATCGACACTTTCGTTATTGGTGATCTCGCGGACATCGACCAGGCAGAGCGAGCACTGCAAGAAGACGCGCGCCGTCTGAGCGCCACTACCTTCGGTGCGGAAAGTCGGCGTGGTTGCGCGGCGCGCGCGCCAAGCCGAGGCAATCAGTCCGTCGACGATCTGCTTGCGGCTCATGGTTGGTTCCTCTCATTTACCAGCCAGCGCGTCACGCGCCACGTTTCCACAGTCAGACCGGAGCTTCCCCATTCCGCCCGTCAATGGCGCTTTATAATCGCTCGGATCGGCGTAAAACTTCAATGCCGCGCGAAGTCGGGCAATCGTCTCCATCGCCTGTTCGGCCTGGCGCTTTGCCAGGGCTTCATCAAACTGGATCAGGTTCACAGCTAGACGCTCCCTTTCAGACGACGCGCCACTTGGCGCGATTGGTTTCAGGATCGTGCAGCATCGGATCCTCTTGTAAATCTACGCAGCCAGCCACTCGCCAGCACCGCGCCGAACGAATAGACCGAGGCCACAATTCCGCAACGCTTGAACGGCGACATCGCCCATGCCAAGCAACACCACGCCATGCCCCGGCGCGCCCCCCACCGACCCATCGGGCCGAATGAATTTTGTCTTGCCACGCGGGAACAGCATCGCGTCTGCATCAACCGCGTGATCGTGAAACCAGCTTGACGATGTATAGGCCCGAACCACGGCGATTCCGTTGCCGTGCGCCAGGAACTTTTGCAGCCACGGAACATGCCCAAAGCGGCCACCAAACGGCGGGTTCATGAAGACCATCCCGCGCCAGTCTTGCGCCAGACCGTCATCGTCTTTCGTGAAGATCGACTTCGCCGGGACCCAATGGCCGGGACCGGGAGAGCAGGGGTCAAGGTCGAACGTCAGGCCAAGCGCCTCAAAAATCTCTGGCGGCGTGTACCAATCGTCTGACTGTCCAATGCTCGGCTCATGCTCTGCCAATCTCAGGCGCTCCTTTTAGATGTTCGCTGCCCTGGCGACGTATTTCAGGCAAAGGTCCGTAGATTTCACCATGGCATAGCCGTGGAAATCGCTATCAGCAGCGCACCAAGTGCCTTTCAGCCCGACCGGCGCCTTGCGTTCGAAAGACCGGCACGAATGACAGCTTGCGCCCTTATTCCTCAGATCGGCCATAGCCGCCTGATCGCGACAATCGCGAAGCAGATCGGACAGATGCCAGACGGTTGGATAGGGTCTGCGTTTCGCCATGGTCGCCCCTTATTACTTGCCAAACAATATGACCGACACGCCAAACGCGGTGACGGCGGCATACAAGAACCCACTGATCTGATCCGGCGCATAGTCGAAGCCGAATCGCTTGTAGGACCAGTTGCGCTTTACTGATAACCGCATGGTTAGGGCCTCCCTTCAGATATCGACGCCGAGGACATACGCCAGCATGGCGCGGGCCTGTACCGCATCAAGCAGATTGGTACCGGTCGGGCTGCCGTACTTGGCCGCATACTCCCGATCCAATTTGACGCCGCCATCGGGCGCAAAGTTTTCCGGTACGCGCCAGCCGAGGAAGCGATTAACGGCATCATCAAGAAAGACGGCATGAAAAGAGCCAGCGCCGACCTCGGCGTTACCTTCTGCCGTTGCCATCTTGAGGCATTCGTCTTTGGTCAATTCCAGCTTCATTTTCCGCTCCTTTAAATATCCGCGCCGTATCGGCGCTCACGAAACTTCAACCACCAGACATTATCGCGCTTGCACACCATCAGCGTGAGGGGCCAAGGAAGATCGAAAACCGATAGCCAAGAAAGCCCGTCTTCGTGTCGATCCCAAAGTCCCAACGCTTGTAAAAGAACGCGAGCAACGATGCCTCCCTCAGTGTGCGGAAAGCCCAGGGCAGGGCAATCCGTTGTTATGGGCAGACCCGCCGCACAGCGGGCATTGGCCGGGAATGGCCGGTTGAAGCGGGCCGAAAAACTTCTTGAGCGGCGTCTGGGTGTCGCCCAACAGAACCTCGCGCTTCCTCCCGACCAACTCGTCAAGGCTGATGCCGAAGAAATCAGCGATCTTGACCAGCGTAGCCAGTGAACCAGCTTTCGTGCCCTGGCCGGTCATGATCCGCCAAAGCGTCGTATGCGCAAGCCCGGTGGCGCGCTCAACGTCGGCCAGCGTCACGCCTTTGGCATCGCACAGCGCCTCAATACGATCACCGATCGTTGCGGCTTCAATAGCGCCGGTTCCTTGGCATTTCGGACACTTCACGGTTGGCTCCTTCAATGTCCCGCGGCGTCGGACGCGCGGTCGATAATTCTGGTGCCGGTGCACCTCGGATGCTTGCGAATACCAGCCGCCATTTGATGGGCGCCCATTTCGGTTTCGGCCCATCCGATGACAGTTTCTTCGCCCTTTTTAGGATAGCCGGTGGCGCGCACTTCATAGCGCTGCCCGCGATCTCCGATATTGGTATGCGGCATACCGCCGGAATGCGTCATTGGATGCTCCTTCAAGATAGATCAGCGAGGATCGCGGTCAGACGCTCTTTGACGAGTGCTACGGCCTCTGCCTGCGCGTCTTCCAGCGCCTCACTCGTGAGTTGCCTGCGGTCGAAGAACTCGCACGACAAGAACCACTTCCCGGTAATCCCGCGCAGCCGAGTGACGACGATCCGGAACCCGCTCGGGCGGATCTCCGTCGTCTCCACGGGGTGATCTTTCTGCCCCTGCGAGTAACTGGTAATGTTCTTCCAATTCATGGTCAGGGCCTCCGTTTATCCGCGCACAGTGACAAAGCCACCGTGATTTCTCTGTTCGCCGGTCATGGCGTAATGCTTGGCGTCTTCGTCGAGTTTGGAGAAATGGTCACAGCCGTTACGGCGCCCCCATTCGACCCCGGCTCGGAATGCCGCTTCAATTTCCGCCCTTTGCTCGGCGTCCATTTTCACCAAATCGTCAAGGTCCATTTTAGCGCCTCCTTCAAAGTCCAAGCGCAGTTATTTGTGCGGTGATTTCCTTGAGAGCCTTATTATACCCCTCAATCTCCGGCGAAGTGACGGCGCACGGATTATACGTCTCGCGGTCGATTAGGCGCAAAATCTTCGCCCGCTCATCTTCGCGGATTTGACGGATGACAAACTGTTCCATCGTCTCTCCATCTCGTTTCTCACTCATAATCGCTCCTTTGATCGAGGAGCAACAGCCCCTCCGAATTCGATAGACAGGAGGATATCAGACCAGTATCATATGTCAATCACAATTAGAGAGCGACGCATGGAAGACCGATATTTCATAGGATGGTTCACCCTCTCGCGGAATGGTTCGGACGCTGCCCAATGGCGCGCTGCGCTTGCGGGATGTGGCGTCGATATCAATGACGAATGGGCGCCGGTATACTGCGACAAGACGCCTCGAAAGCCGCGCGGCGTATCTCTGACACTTGATATGCTTCCCGATCTGTCCGGTGCAATCCGCAGCATGCGAGTTTGCCCGGCTGGCGCAAAGCCAGTGCTGGTCGTGCCTAACATGGGGCACTTCGGCGCGGAAAATATCTGGCGCTCGGCGTGGCCGCTGATCGCGGAGAAGGGCGGTATCGTCATCAGCGCCGAGGGCCGCGAGGAAGTCACCGATCTGGAAACCGGGCTGCACCTATTTCGACAGAAGCGCGGTCGAACCGCGACCGAGAAAGCTATGCAAGCGCGACTGAAAATCGGGCCGCCGACGATCAAAATGTCGCCAGGCAAGCGGGAGGACGCCATCCGGTTCTTCGGGGATCGGGAGTGGCCAATTCCGCGCATCGCCAACCATTGCGGCTGTTCGGTCCTGACCATCCGGCGCCGCATGGAGGAGTGGACGGGCACAGATAGCAAGACCGAGGCCGTCCTGCTCGCCGATGAGGGCAAGTGGCCGCCGAAGAGGAAATTGAGGTGAGCGATACCGCGAAAACCCGCAACGCCGCCACCGATGAAGGCCGCGAACTTGGTCACCATCTGGCGCGGTTCTGCGACGACGCCGAACCGGCCGCGCGTCTCAAGGTACCCGAGCTTGTGCCGCGATGCGCTTCATGCGCCTTTCGCGCCGGCCCGCATGTCGCCAATGGTTCTCCCACCACTCAGATGGACGCGCTGAAGTGCGTCATTGAGGGCGTTGAGTTTCTTTGCCATGAGCCGGCGCGCAAAGGACATCCGTGCTCGGGCTGGACGATGCTGATACTGGCCAAGGACGAACCAGATTTTGTCGAGGTTGCGTGGCCGTTTCCTGATGAACCGGTCACGTAAGGGGAAATTAAGATGACTAGACAATACGAGCTTTGCGGCTACCCGATGCGGGATGTGGTCAAGGATCACGTCGAGAGCATCGTAAGGAAATATTCCTCACCGCGTGGAGAGGTATTCTGCCGATCAGAGGAGCTAGTTGACGAGTTTCTCGTCCTAATTGGCGCGCTTGAAATGGAGCGGCAGAATGCCGAAGCTCAAGCCGAGGCATGGAATCATTGCGTTAGAAAATATTCGAGGGAGAAAAACTGGTTAGAGCGCCTGTTTTTCCATCAGGCAACCAGAAGCCTTGTGGACTGACATAAGGGGGGGGGGAATCTTGATGGGCCAAGATGCCGAGGAGGAAATGCTAGCGCGCGCCCAGGTCATCAAGGACTGGGATGGAGTTCCCGCCGGCAAGACTGCAGAGCAGCTTCAGGCGCTG